TCTGTTATTTCAGCTCCTGTTTTAGCAAACTTGAAGACTTCAACGATAAACGTCATAGCCATCTTGAATATGTTTGGTGTTTTCTTTGACATTATTTAAAAAGTATTAATCCTCCTACTAATCCTACGCCAGCAGCGAAACCTCTAGTCTCATACCACTTCTTTTCTTCTCTTATAGTGTAGGTTTGCATATCTATGTTAGATACTAGTGGATTTGAATTTATTATATTTATCTGATACTCAGTACCTTTAGTTATACCTGTCCACCCTCTAATTTTCTTATCCCCTACAATTATTTGTGATTGATTCGGGATTTCTAACGACTTGAGCGTGAACGCCTTATTGCTAACGACAGCAGAGAGCGAAAAAAGAGAGGAGTCAATATTAACATCGAGAATACCAAAATCAGGAATATCATCACCAAAGTAAACGGTAACAGTATCAATTTTAGTAATAGTCTTAACCTTAGTGTAAGATTCAACATTCTTGAAGTCTTTAGTGGCCTCCTTTAACTCTTCATTTTCTTTCTTCAGTTCTTTCAGTAAATCTTTGTTAACTACAAAAGCTTTCCTTTGTATATTGATGGAGTCTTGCTGGAGAGCTATCATATTAGCCCTCCTAGCAGACACCCCTTTTTCCTGGCTATATAAATAGCCCATAGTCAATACAGTAAGGAAAAGTAATGCTAAAAGAAGATTTTTCAATTTACTTTTTGTTTTTAGGTAGAGGAGGAACGCTTCCATACTCTACATAATCATAAATCCTCTTAGCATAATTTAAAGCTTCTTCTACAGATGCATCACCATCTTTTGGTAAAAAAGCTAATGCCATTCTCATAGACTCTGCACGTATAGTTTTCTTAACTTCTGACGCTTGTCTATCTCTTAAATCTGTTATTGCTGGGTTAATTTCTGACATAATAATTTATTTATTCCATTCATATTTACTACCTAGATTCATTGGTATGAATATCGCTGTTCGACCTCCATCCAATACAACACCACATCCGAGTGTTGGTTTCTTTGGGAACACCTTGCCATATGAAAAAGCCATATGGTCTACAGATATTCCACAACCGACATTTAAGCCGAATATAATATCATTTCTAGAAGCCATGTAAGATACACCTCCAAATGAATGTAGATGTCCTATTACAGTAGACTGTCTGTTAGCTATAGCTCTGTTTCTTGCTCCATTCTGTCCAGCAGAGCCTGTTCCGTGTGTATACAGAACATTATCTATCTCCCATTCCATTTCCCACTTCCAGCCTTTTGGAGCGTTCCATATCTCTTCGTAGGACTTCATAAATCTTTTAGGTATTCCAGCTGTAGTGGCTTGGCGATATGGTAATGCTGAGTGATTCCCTACGCATACTTTAACTTCTGGAAATGTAGCGTACCACTTCTCCATAGCTTTCTGAGCTTTTTCTGCTTCGCTTTCTGCGTTAGGCATCTCAGCCATCTTCTCGTGGTAAGATAGTGCTGCATTATCTACTTCATCACCAATATGAATTATGTTGCCGCAAGCAAATCTATCAAAGACTTCGTAGCAAAAATTTCTATAGTTTTTGTGACAGAATGGTTCATGAGTGTCACCAATGATACCCACATTATTAGACATCCTGTGGTTAGATATTAAGTCCATCTCTATCTGACTTAACCTTGGTCTGTATTCTACTTTTTTCATCCTACATTAAATTGACTTAAACAAATGTAAGAATTAAAAATGTGTTATCAAAATATTGTTAATAACTATTTAGTGGCTACTGAGTGACTTTGACAAGCCATATATCCTATAACGTTTTCATATCTATGAGTATGATAACCTACACAACCCAATTTTTTAGCTCTATCTAAAGCCTCTTGCTTGCTGTAGAATAAAGGCTCTCCATCTATCCTGGTTATTTCACCTCTTACATTTGCACAGTCATATTCAACATACCCTTTAACAACAAATCCAGCCCCCATATTTGTATCAAACAAGTTTCCACTATCTAAATACATATGGGCGGTTTCAAACGCATTAGTATAAAAAGCGGTAGGCAATCCAGCCCATCTGTTTCTAGGGCCGTAAGATGTTTGAGTGTTTCTAGCTCTTAATAAATACTCTCCAGCATCACCCCATCCAGTTATATTCCCTGTGTAATAAACAAACTTAGGGTCTCCGTTAGACTTATAATATCCATCTAAGAAAACTTTAAACTTACCTCCAGCATCTATCTCTACAGCCATGAAGTTTTTATGCTGCCTGATTCCTCCTAGTCCAACTCCCTCTAAAATATCGCTAATTGGTTTTGTAGCTATAGTACCGGAGATAGTTTTATGACCAAATCCGTTTGCTTTGAAATCTCTCCATCTATTACCACCTCTAAAAGGGTCTCCATATATCTTAGACACATTCTGAATAGGTTCGTATCTGTGATTTTTACAAGCAGACCAGTGAGCTATTTGCATATCAGCCATAGCCAGATTAGTGAAACCTCCCTTAGACCAATACATTAGACTATGAGTACTTGGAGTGTGTGTATTATTCTGCTCACCCTGATATGTATCCCACATTGTCGGGTGGTCTAAAACAGTATTGTTTGTTGCATCGTAATAAGGGTCTACAGCAAAGTCCTCATACAACGGGTAATTTCTTCCTATAACCCTGTTTGTTTCAGGGTGTTTAAATAGGTTAGCTGGATTTACTATATAATCTCCACTACCCTCCATATAACAGGTGCTTCCTATCATAACAGCATCCATAGATTGATTATCTGATAATTCACACGTGTAATAATATTTATCTGGATACCAAGGTGCTTGATGAGTTGTAATTACTGGTAGGTTTACATTCCCAGCTTTATTCAAGAATAACATTACATTATCATAGGATGAGAAAACCAACTTAGCTGTAACATTGGTAGCTCCTTCAGGTATGTTAAACTTTCTTTCGTAATCTAAAGCTTTTCTTCTATAAGACCTTCCGTATATTGCACGTTCTACACCAGCAACATCATTTGTTCCAGGAACAGCCGTGCCAGCTTCTATTTCATTTGGAATAACAGGAAATAAATCATATTGACCATCTGCACGCACCTTATGTCTTAAAAGTGTAGGGTCATCATTCATTTGAGCTTTACCTCCATTAACAGTTAGGTGACTAGCACTAGTTTGACCTCCAAGTAAAAAGCTATTTAAAGGCCCAACAACCATAGAGTGCGGAAAGGCACAATGGACATTGTCATCTTGTTTAATACCAAATCCTGGTGGAGTGTGAGGTAAAAAAGAAGTTTGGCCAGTAGCTTCGTAATAATCAGGTCTACCTCTATTAATATCTGATTTATACCCTGGAGGACAATTGATTTGTCTTGTTTCGTAGTTTCCGTATGTCTGATGAAACAATGGGTCTTTTGCGGGATTTTTTTTCCCACCAGACATGAAGAAATCATTAGGAAAAGGTCTGTATATTCCATCTAAATGAGTAAACTGGTAATTCATTCCAGCCCCAGTATACATATTTGGAAGAAAGTAACCGTAATCGTTTTGTATAGCGTTTCCGTTCCAATCTGTAAATACACCAAGAACCGCTTCACCCCCTTCTGGCAACGTAAACTCAGCTGGAGCGTTTCTAAAAATAACACTGTGCTCATGCTCAAAGTCCTCGTAAATATCCTCAAGCCTTCTCATCACATCATTCTTACTGTTTATTGTTACAGAATCACCTTTATATTGACCACAAGCGTAACCGTAAACAAGATAAGTGTTTTGTATTCTTATCCTTCCAATATGAGACACAGTTGGTCTTTTTTCTGGTAGATAAGTATAATTATAACCACCACTATCTGTACCTATGTTAAAAGGGTAGTCTCTAGTAGCTGGATAGCTTAAATAAAAATCATAGTTATCAGAACAATGAGTAAAAGGGCCTGGCCCTACACTTGTACCGGGGGATTTTGGTCTATTTTTACCACCCAAGTATCCTTTTGTAACGGATATAACCCATGTGTCTCCGGTGTGGTGTCCGTCTATACTAGAGAATGTTGGTCTAATAGCATGACCGAACTTGCTATTAGAGCCTGTAGAGCCAAATGTGTGTTTTGAAGATGTAACTGAAAAATCTCCAGAGTATTGTGCGTTTTCATGGTCAGGGTCTACGATACCCATAACAGTAAACAGGCCGTTTAAAGAATTATAATGTGAAGTGCTTAAATCTACAGATGTATTGCAAATTCTCTCGTGCAAATTAAAAGTTTCATGAGTAAAAAAGTGGTCTTCTCCATTAGTATCTCTAAGTCCAACCCTATATTTACTTGCCTGTCCAGAACCCTCTGGAGTTCCTTCTGTTATCTGTATTATAATTTTTACTTCACAAGGCTCAAAGTTGTCCATGTTTCCAGGGAAAGATAATGGAGAAGATGGAGAGCCTCCATCCTGACCATGAACATAATTATACCACCTGTTGTCATACCAACTGTGATAACCCAAACCAGTATTATCGAAAGGGTTTATGTTTTTTAACCTGTCTATATTTGGATTTGGGTTAGCTCCTCCTGGTTCAAAAACAATATTATTACTATTTATGTAAGGAACAGCTACATCCGTTGTGCTATAGGGTTCTGGGTAAGTTGTTTCATCATGCCATCTATGAACAGCACCACCCATAATATCTACAGTTTTATCCTCAAAACCATCCATATTTTTATAAGGAGAGTGATACTCATGGCTATTGTGCCCAGCATTTTTATTAGCCGCAGAGCCATACTTTACCTTCATCCATTTAGAATCAGTCTGACCATTTCTCATAGGTCTGCTCTTATCAAAATCCCAACCGGTGTTTAATATTAAAAGAGACTTGCAGTCTGATGGGTCTGTATCTACTGGGTCTACCGGGTCTACTGGGTCAGTTCCTCCATCATCAGATGAGAAGTCACAAGAACCATCATCTACAGTAGCGTTTGGATTATAATTATTAGCATCGGGGTCAGTACAACCAAGTATAGGTCTTTCACTTATCATGGTAGCACCTCTAATTACAGCGTCTTTGATAGCTGGATTTAGAGCCAAAGAACCTGAAGCTATCCCTGTATTTATATCTACACGAGAAAAATATTGATTGGTTGGAGGAGCAGTAAATGTATCTTGATTATTTCTATTCCAAAAAACATACAACTGATGAGAGTCTTGTATAGACCTGTAATAATTTGTTATAGCATGTATACTAGTGTTAGGAGGAAGTATATTTGTAGTATGCTGTATTGTTTGTTTATACACATTAAACTGACTATCCTCTTCAGCTTGATTGGTAGGAATAGTTAATGCACTGATTCTTACTAAACTATCCGTTATGTTACCAAACGATTTTCCTGTAGCGTAATAAGTTTCAAAACTATCACCATCATTAGAAGGATAATAAGGAGTTATACCTCCAGTACTATTGAATTGCTCGTTTGCATCATCATCTAGGTCTGTGACCGTGTTAACAGGAGAGCCATTTATAGTATAATAATAAAGCTGATTGTTTGAAGAAATTACAAATCTATCAAGATTATAATCGTATGTAAGTCCTTGAGGGTCAGGTATTTTTACAGAAAATAGAAGGCTTACGTTTGCTGGAGTTAAAGGGCCTGAGCTTTCATTCCAAACGTAAATCGCACTCCTGTCAAGGAAATACCACCTTCCGCCTTCGTAATGATGTAAATCCCTAGCGTCAGATAGCCCAGTATTACCTACAAATTCAGTAACCCCAGTGTCAATATGAACAGCATATACACTTCCGGACTCTACTATTACAGCAGCATTCTTTGTAAAAACAATAGGGTATCCCATAATAAAGGTTTTAGTTACAAATATACGAAAATTATTCCGTATATAAAAGAAAAGGGGGTCATTATTCCCCCTTTACAGAACTACCTTTATCTCTTTGTGTGTTTATACCCTTGACATAACCGTGTTGATTGAGTCTTGAGAAATGTTTATCTCTCACTTTAAAGTTTTGATACTTGTTGTCATAAGATATTTTATGCATCTTGCTCTTGTTAAAGGCTAGCTTTCTACAATGAGAGCAAACACCAACCTCTCTTTTATCTGAGTGGCCTATCCAAATCATTGGTGCTGAGTGACAATTACTTAAAGCGGTTTCGTCTACATCATCTTTTATCTCATCCCACTTATGGAATGTTACTTTAGTGTCTTCTGATTGAACTCTAGCTTTTGTGTTCATGTATTCTAGTGTGGACATTTTTATTCCAGGCATAGTTAAAATGGTTTATCTTGTTCTTGTTTTGTTTTTAAATACTCTAATTGAAACTCAAGGTGATTTATAGCTTTCTGTATACACTCTCTTGGGTCTCCATGTTTACGCTCACAACGCAAAAGATATGTCGTGGCGGTTGCGATATGATACGGAAGCTCAAAGTCTTCACATACCTTCCTTGCTTCGTATCCATAATATTTGCCTATGTAATAATTAGGCATTGGGCTTTCTTTATATTTACTCATCTCTTAATAATAATCTATCGTTATAAAAATCTATATCTATTTCCTTTATGCTTTCTAGCTTTTCTTTTTCTATTCTCTTAGCCTCTTCTTTCGTTCCAACATCAAGAGGAGTGTTAGTTCCTAGGTTAGCAAACATGATTACACAATCGTGTAATATCTTATCTATCTTTGATTTGACAGATTTATTAGTGTCGTACTTAATTTTATTTGGTTCTCTTTTTCTCATTTTGTTTTTCAGTTAAAATATCTATTACTTCTAGTGTTTCTTTCAGTAGTTTTAATTCAGATAAAATATAGTCTAGCTTTATTTTACTACCTTTATGTAGTTCCGTAGATTTAAATATGTATTTTATTTTTTCAATTACATATTGTCCAGTTGTATCTGTTTCCCAGAACTCATTGCTTTTATCAGTGTTATTACTTCTTGACATTGTTTTTGGTTTTTAGGCATTAATATTAAAGGCTCTCTATTGTTGTCCAACAAGTGTCTCTTAAGCAGCTTCCATTTTATTTTGTTATCGTTCCTTTGGAAACCTTTAGTGTCAACAATCATGTCATGCTGAGGTATGGAGAAGTCAACAGTCAAGGTCATTTCTCTAACAGCACTACCATTGTATCTAAACTTTTGCAAAAGTACAAACTTTTCTTGAAATATGAAAGGAATCTTTTCTTTTTTTAATAGATTGTAAAAATATAATTCAAGCTTTGAATCAAACTTGATTCCATCTTGCATTACTTTTTTTATCTTAGTACCTTTCTTCCTTTTCCATCTCATGTTTTTCTATTGTATCTATTCCAAACTTATGTTTAAACTTATCTCTTGGTATCAAAGCTATGTATGAATCATTATTATCACCACCATTCACAAACTTTATATCTTTTATGTTTTCTTTTATCAAAGACTTCAAGTTATCAACCTGTATCATCCAAAGGTTATCTTTAGATATATGTTTGTAGTAATATACAAACCATTGAGCGTAAGTTGTAGATATACCACTAGGATTGCCCTTGTACTTTATCTCAACAGCTATATTACCAGTATCACTATCATCCGTACAGTAGTCATCTGTCTTGACTTCAAACAATAACTCTTGGTCTTTTGACGGTGAGTAATGTCTTAAGTCGTATCTGTAATCTTTGTTGTAACCTCTAAACTCAAGGCCTTGCATAACTAGATAGAGTGCAACTATCTTCTCTCCAGCTTCACCTTCTTTAAGGTCTGTTTCAAAATCATAATTTCCCATAATTGTGGTTTTATTCCCAAGGCATTTCAACTTGCTCTGAGGGTTGGTTAACGTATTTATCAATTGGATACTCTCCAGTAAAGCTTGTGAACCTACCTGAAGGCCTATGGTATCTCAATACAACAGGCTCTCCAGTAGGAACACCAACTAACTTTTGAAACTTTATCTTTTGTACATGTATGTTTGTTGTAGTATCTGTAAAATCTTTTGGGTTTGGTCTGTGAACACATATAATATTATCAGCTTTATTGAACCAATTAGCTCCTCCAGCAATTCTATATGCGGTAGGAACCTCGTTGTCACCGCTACCAGCAGTTGCACTACGCATTGTGATAGGATGAGCAACGACAATAAACTTGAGGTCATGAGACTTTGTAAACCTTCTTATTTTATTCAAAGCATCAGCAATATAGTTTGCTTCACTCTTCGAGCCAAAGTCATGGTCAAGCTGATTGAAGGGGTCTACCAAGACTCCCTTGATTCCTTTCCTTCTAACCAAAAACTGAAATCTTTCCAAAACACTTTTCATTGTAAAATCTTTCTCAGGATAAACAGCATAGAAATGATTCTTAAGAAAATTCATACCATGAACATATTCTTCTTTTGTCATTCTACTTGGTGAATCCATATCAGAAGTCTTTCCAATATACAACTCAACTAAACCATCAAAAAGTTCGTTGATAGGATAGTTTTCTGGAGAGAACACTCCCCACTTCCAACCATACAATATAGATGCATTCATCATTAATTGTAAAGCGAAAGATGTTTTACCGTGACCAGGTATTCCTGTAAACACATCAAACTCAGAAAGTCTAAAACTGTAATGTGGATTTAATTCAGGGTAGCCTGTAGTTAAACCTTTTTTCTTGCCATTATCAAAGACATCAAGCATTTCATCTCTGACATCCTCCAAACCAAAAACTCCCTCAACAGGATATGCTCTAGCATTCTGAAAGCACTCATCCAACAACTCAGGGCCATAAGATTGCAGTACGTCATTAGCATCTTTACATCCATCAGGAAAGTCAATGATAAAACATTTCTCTCTTCCAATTCTTCTGCTCATCTCTTGTAAAAGTCTGATACCGTTTTCATCATTGTCCACACCAATGTAAACGTTGCTAGCGGCATCAAGATAATCAAAACAATTATCAATGTATGTGAATTTGTTATCTAAGTTTTTTGCTGTGGCATTTGGTGCACCATCAGGAACACTGATACAGTTCTTGTATCCAGCCTCCTCAAAAGCTAGCTTATCAAACTCTCCCTCAACAATAATTATATCACTCTCCCCTTTTATATCATCAAGCCCATAGAATATCTTCTCAGCATCTTTTGTTTGTTTAAAAGTCTTACTAGCATCTCTATATTTTATATTTACAAGCTCACCGTTTCTGTAGTAGTTGAAGTTGATTACATTCTTTTTACCATCAGAACCTGGCATATACTCAAGACTCTGTGTTATTTTATTTCTATTCACAGTCTCATCAGATATACCTCTACTGTTAAAATACTTGAGCATCTTGTCAGACAGCTTTGTGTTGTTATCTGTGTGAACAGGTTTGTTATATACAATTTTGTCGTTTTCTTTTCCTATGGAGCCTGACCACCCACAATGATGACATAAATACATGCCATCCTTTGTGTTTATAGCAAGGCATGGTTCTTTAGGTTTCTTTCTACCCGAAGAACATTTAGGGCAAGGAGTCTTTATCTCTGTAGCCCATCTACCAGTGTACGTAACACCTATATTGTTTAAGTCTGCTCTTGTAATCATTTATTGAAATGCTTTTGTTATGTCTTCTGCTGAAGCGTTTTTAATTTGTTCTATCACCCTTGCCTTCTTCTGATATATTTCATCGTTCCAAGACTCGTTGCGTAGGAATGTTTCAGGGTGTTTCCTGTATTGGACATCAGGTTGCGACTTCTTATAATGGGGTATATAGGCCATGCATGCAGACTTTTTATTCTTACTAAGTTTATTCCACAGTGATTGTGCCTTTGACTTGCCAACCTTCTTATCGTATAAGTCCCAAAACTCTTCAAATCCATTATCATCATCTACTTTTGTTTTATTTTTCCACCTTGCATCAGCACCTCTCTTGGCTGTTTCTTTTCTCTTGTTTGCTGCATCAAGTGATTCTTTTATATACTCTGAGTACAAGAGACCATTTTCAACAAACAACAATCCAAACTCACTACAACAATCATCAATGAATGTCTTTGCAGTTTCAACATCTGTCTGCATTCTTTTGGCTAGTGCTGGCAAAATACCCTTCCCATCAATCTTAATAGAGTTGCCTTCAGCAACACACAAAGACTCTAGAATGATATAATAAAAACCATAACCCTCTGCACCATATACAGACATCATAGACTCTACAGACATACTGCTCCAATTGGTAGCATAATGTTTAAACCAAAATGTATTTGTATCTCTCATATTAATTAAATTAAAAAGGGAGGGGAACTACCCCCTCCCATGTAAACAAATAAACTAAATAACTAAAACGGTAAGTCTCCAGTGGCTTCAGTAACCGCTTCTTCTACTTTCTTAGTAGTAGTAGTTTCTCCATTAGCAGTGATTTTCCAAGCATCAATGCTATTGAAATATTTAACCTGACCTTCAGGGTTAGTCCACTCACGACCTCTCAAGTTGAACATAACATCAATGATGTCTCCAACCTTGTAGTTGTCAAGAATGTCACACTTATCTTGTGTGGTTTGCATCAAGATTGACTGAGGATAATCTCCATCATAATCTGTGATAATAATAAACTCACGAACTTTGAACTTGTCGCTTACTTGCTTTGTCTCAAATTTGAATTTGAGCTTTCCAGTTACCATCATAATACTCTAATGTTTTTAATGATTTATAAAATTTATTAACTTCCAATTTTCCTTTACCAGTTATGGAATATACTCTGGTTCTGTATTGATTTCTCTCTTTCACAATGTTGATGAGGCTCAATGCAGTAAGCCTTTTGAGTGACTCTCTAAATGACCTCTCAGAACTTGATACATCTAATCTAATGTCAGCCACGTCAAACGTGTCACAGTGATTAGCATAAATCAATATCTCAAGAGCATTCAAAGATATACCCAATCTTTTTCTAGATGTGTCTAATGCTTTTCTTAAAAACTTCAGATTCATTTCTCTATAAATATTTTTTCTCCATTCTTAGACATAACCATAGATAATCTTTCCTCGTATATTGCATCATCTACTCTTACCCACGAATCATTGTCATTCTTAAAGAATCCTACAGCATAAACAATGCCATCTCTTCTTTCTATCGCCTGGTGTCTGTATGTAATCTCTTTCACTCCCTCATCAGTTTCGTAGTGTAACAAAGTCTTTTGACCTCTACTCATCCTCATAAAATATCCGGAGTTCAAGTAATCTCTTCTGTCTATACCAAGTATACCTTCAATATTTTTTACATCCTTACGATAATCTCTTTCATACTCCATTCTATCAGAAACAATCCTGATAGAGTGTATCACAGTAGCGTGATTACCAATAGAACCGTGAAATTTAAAATAGTCAGCTATCTCAGTCAGTGTCATCGTAGTGTATTGACTCATAAGGTAATGCATTATCTGTCTAACCATAACCTTATCAGACTTTCTAGAACGTGAGAAAACATACTCTCTCACAACACCAAAGTAACTACAACAAACATCTACAATATCATTAGGAGCAACCTTGTTGTACCTAACATCAAATCCTTGTTTATTAATCATAATTCTTCGTTTACAAAATAATTCTTTAACATCTCTCTACCAAAGTCATCCTGGAAATAATCATTATACTGCTCTAGTAAACCAATAACCTCATCTTGTCCTTGCTCTATAAATTCATCTGATGTATAAAACAATCCCACTGAATATGGAGGTTCTTTCTCAATACATATAAATACAAATGAGGAAGCTTTAAATAACTCTCTATAGAAATATGCTTGCCTGTGGTATCCATACTTGTAGCAAGACCTACGGAAGTCTTTAGGATTTACTGACTGAGTTGTTTTCAAGTCAACTACCCATCCACGACCTTCATTTACAATATCAGCCTTGCCTTTGCAAAGAGTGTTATGAATTTTCCCTACAGCAACTGACTCATTTATATTATCTTTATGAGTTAGTAATTCTTTGATAGCTTTCTTGCTAAATAAAGAATCACTCATTTCCTTAATCTTTAAAGCCTCCTTGAAGCTGATAATAGTTTTTCCTAAATTAGCTTCATTGAAAGCATCCCACTCTTTACCCCTTCTTGTTTTACCGCTAAATACAGCAACCTCTGAATCAAACTTATCTTTTTCAAGAATGTATAAGTGAAAAGCTTTGCCGAAGTTTAAAGCTGGAGATTCCTCAACACCACCATCAAGATAGTGTTGAAGATGTTCCGGCCCCTTATTTAACTTACTCAACATGGAGTTAGTCACATAAGAATTATCAGCATAGTATTCCCTGTCATCAGAGAATCTGACGATGTCTTTTTCTACACTCATAATGATTACTTAGATGATTTATTGAAACTATCTAAAGCCTCACGTAGCTTTTTCTTTTGAGTATCAGTAGCTGTGTAAGACTTCATACGCTCAAGAACAATATCGCCTTTACCATCATTGATAAACTCAATCATTGCTTTGAATGTTTTGGCATCAAGCTTTTTTGTAGGTGATGATGATGATAGTGATTGTTTCTTAGGCTGAGCTTGAGCAACATACTTGTTGTCATCCCAATCACCCAAGAATATGTCAGCAGAAAATCCTAGTTTAGATAATCCTTTTGTCAAAGCATCAGTTGATACCTTCTTAAAGCAATCATCATCTAGCTTGCCAGACTTGTTGTGTGTTGCGATAGATGAATTGATAGCAAATGTTTTCATTTGTTGGTCTTTACCCCTCCACCAAAAGGTAGCCTGGTATCCTAGTAGACCATCAGTGACCATGTAAAAATTCTCTTCATAAACACCCCAACCTTCACCACAGGAACCGAATTGTTCGGTTGCACACATAATCTGGTACTGAGCGTTGATACTTGTAAACTTACGACCGAAGTTCACTTCTTTGGTATACTTTGGATTCGTCACAGAGACTTGGCTCCAAATAGCCATGTTGTTTTTCTTTTCCATAATATTAAATTGAATTGACCCTACAAATGTAGGAAATATATTTGTTAATTACTAACAATGTTAATAAGTATTTTGTATACTATGAACAATGCACTCATTGTAATCATGTAGTATACGAACTCCATAAAATTACCACCTCTATACTTTCTCATTAATTATATTTTATTATTTTAATATCAATCATAAGTAGGTGAATATCAATAGTATACATATCAAACACCTCATCACTTGAGTAGCTTACTCCTAGTCTGAGGGCTGGATTATATATAAACTTCCACAGTGTTGCCCCAAGTAATCTGTGAGACATCATAAATAATAATTTAGGTTTCATCATATTTCAAATAGTTTTTTGTATTGTTCCGGGTAGTTGTCTCTGAACCATCTGTGAGCTCGCTTTGATTTGTCAGTATACCTTAGAAAGTCATATCCTTTTATTAAGTCATACATAGATGAACCAAGAGCATCAAGCTCTACAAGGTCACCATTTGTGTTTATGTATGAGGTACCTTCCTTGTATATCTCACCATCAAACCATCTCGGAGGTTTAATTCTTTTGTCTTCCATATTCTTTTTTTTTATTTACTTTAATATTAATAGCAATGCTACAGCAATGCTAATGCATAGCATAACTATATTTTCTCTTTGAAGTGGTCGGTTATACTCTTCATTTGAGTGTTATAATACAACGCAAATGGTGTACTTACCATGTTACCATCTTCATCCATATGTTGAGGTTGTTGATTCTCCCACACAAGATACAAAACATTTCTAAGTTTTTGACTTGGAGTCTTACTTTCTATACCGCTTGTAGATATTGATTGCTTTACAGTATCAACCATTTCATCAGGTATAGGGTTAGTAGATACAACAACATATCCTCTTTTCTTGTTGAGGTTGAATATATTTGACATTGTTTCTGGTGGTAACTCTGGTGTTTCCAAAGTTATCTTCAATGAACCATCAGCCATTGTTCTGACTGAATCAATACCACCCTCAAATACTACCGTGCTTTTACTCATATTATAGTTTGTTTTTCTTTTTAAATAGATAAATCTTTCTAGCACTAATACCTAGAGATTTAGCGGCATCCTCAACAGTTTTACATAATTTCAATGCTCTTATCATTTCTTTTTCGTGTAACTCTTTTAATGTCATACTTATTTGTTTTATAAAAATATATCCTCTTTCTTATTGTGATTGTATATAGCTTTCTGATTGAACAACCATCCAATCAATGTGGCTGTTCTTTGAGTGTTTACATTCCTACATAAGTCAAGAACATAAACATTCTCTTTTTCATCATACCATATACCAACGTTATTATTATCGGACTTGTCCGAAATCCTATCAACAAAGCCAACTATACAATCAAGTATCTCTTGGTCTGAACCACTACAACATGTAGTATCGTCTGTTGATACTGCTACTGAATAGCCTTTGTTCACTGGAACTCCATCTCTAGTTAGTGTAATTCCTCCACTTTTTGCACCATTGAATAACTCAAGTGCTAATTTGTTTTTAGTTTCTTTATCCATTATATGTGTCCTCCTATTTTTAATTGTTCGCATTCATATCTCCATTCAGAATCTGCTTCAGGAATATTCATACCCCTGTAATCATCTACCCCACTCCCATACTCAAAGTTAGCTTTACTGATAGCTTCATCTATTTTGTCTATAAACAAATCTTCGTTGTAGTTTAAATAACCATTAAGTCCATCAGAAAATTCTGATGTATAATCTTCGTAGTCATCTTTATCTATATCAATCTCTACCTCTGCGTACTTGTGGTACACGCTTCTTTGCATAATTTTAACTTTCATAATACTCTGGTTTATCGTTAGTTATATCTAATGTATTCTCTAGTAGTGTTTCTACTTCATCATATCTTTCGTTATAGAAATCTTGTGCCTCTTCTTTAAAGACAATACAAGTCCCATCTGATAGACCATCTTGAATAGTTTCAAATGTATCTTCGTGAAAGTTTAGTTCGGTGAGTTGTGTAGCTATCTCGCTAATAAACTCAATCCATTTGTCGTTTGGTACTCTGTGTTTACTCATCTTGTGAAAGGTTTTAAATATATTGGTTCGTTCTTGTTTGCTACACTATGTTTCTCTCCAATGTAGTAATTCCAATAAGCAGTGATTGTATCTTCATGCTTGTATTCATCAGGCATACATTGTGGTGGAGGAATAAAGTCAAGTCTAGGCATATCTCTTGGAGGAGTTGATAATAACTCTGCACACTTGATAATGCTGAGATGTTGCTTGCCATAACGTCTAGTGTACTCATCACCCAAAGCCATCATATGTAACCAAAGCCAAGAGTAATGTTGTGTACTCTGCCTTGTCCATATGGTTGATGGATGATTGTAGTGTGCTTTCTTGTATGGTACATGCTCTCCATTATCGTAATGATGGTGTGCTGTACATAGCATTTGAGCTGACTCAAGTATCATCTTGACTTTGTGTTTGTCATAGAAGTATGATGCACATACCTCTGGGTCTTCGTGTAAATAAAATATGTTCATAGTTATTGTATTGCGTATCCACTACATCTAGGTAGGAAATGTTTATTGTTTGATTTCATCATACCACCAATATCGTGTTGTATGGTTGATATTATTTCATGTTCACTTATTCCGTTGTCTTCGCAGTACGTAATATATCCCTCTAAATCTCTAGCGAAATCATCATGCACAACCAATGTGAGCATCATCTCTGTTCTGTAGTTCATACTATTCCAAAATACTGGAGCGTATTTTTCCATCATGTTGAATATGTTTCCTCTTGTTACCATAGTTATCTGTAGTTTTGTTTAATCTTTCTAAATCTTTCCCAAGTGCTACTCTGTAATAGTACCGGACTGATACCCAGTATGTTAGCAGTATACTTGTATGTATCTCTGAAGAAGTTGTATTGGTTGTTTGTCATACCAGCATAGTCTTCTTCTTGTATCCATCTACCAAGAGCAACTGATAGGGCATGCCTGTCAATAGTCACCATATCAGCTTTCTCAGGATGTAGCATATTCTCAAAGAATGATACAATCTTACGACCTTTGAGTATTGACTTGATGCAATCTTCACACCCATCACAATTAATGATGTCTTCAGCTTTCTTGACGAATGTTTTCATATGCTTACCATCACCGGTTTCAATGAAGTGTATAGCACACTTTTTGTTTTGCTCCCAAGATTTGAGTGGACTGAGAGCTGAAACAATACCACAAGCAACTGATACAGGTATGTCGTAGTCAGATGATAGTGATTTACAGAACGCATGTGCCTCTGCATACCAATCGTGTCTGTCGGACTTGTCCGATAAATTGTAAATCTTGAGTATGTTGTTCTTCACTTTGGTTCGGGATAACGTATTACCCTTGTATTGAATGCGTGTAATCATCTCTTTTGTTTTTTGGTTTTTAAATATCTGTTCTCTTGTATGTTATCGTAGAAGAATCCGGTTACAAGGAAGTAGTTATCCCAAGTAATCTTTGATGGTCTACTTCTATTTGCATAGTGTTCCCTCATTCTATGTAACATCTCTTCTTTAGTTTCGGACTTGTCCGAATACTCTTCCTCTGTATCTTCTGTCATATTGAAAATAAGTTTACTATTATTAATGATATGATAGCTATAAATCCCACATACATAACTACGTGTTCAGCTATTTCTATGTAATGCTTTCTATTATCTCTTTTCATTTTCTACACTTAAATAAGGGTTTGTCATTGAAATTTCTAGTTTACTGATATGTTCCACATAATCATACCAATCGCCCTGTTCTGAATGTATTGCTCCATCTTCTCCCATACAGACCATAAACGTATCTAATTCACAATAGTCTGATATAAGTCTGTTTACTGCGTCAACATCAGGGTAACCATCATACCATTTTAAGTAATCTCCAACCCATACAATCCAATATTCTGTATGAGTTACTTTAACATTGTTGTCTTTATCAAACTCATACCAATCGTATGTCCTCTCATACCATTTAAAACTATCTGTTAAGTCGTGTTCTTTTAGAACTTTATCTACTGCTTGTCGGTGTTCTTTTTTGACACCAAATATTACTTCACTTCTATATCCCATAATTTAATTTAGTTTTAGTTGTTAAACTCCATATTGTGTCCATCTGTTAATGTGTTCTATCGTATCAGTCAAGTCCTCAATACTATCTTGTTGTCTGTGTATTAGTTCATCTTCAATTAGTTCGTCAATCATCTGATACTTTTCCATATAGGGATAGTGTTCTATATGATTACCAAACCACTCACTATACAATCCCTCTACTTGTGAACGATTAAATTGTTCATAGTACTCTCTTTGGGAGTCTTCCCAATCTTGTAACAAGTCTTTCTTTTTCATTTGAATTGTATTGCTTTTGATAGGTTGTCGTTTTCTGTTTTAATATTCTTACCATCTCTCAACTCTATGTAGTGAGCGTGGTTGTACTTTACTTGGTCAAGTAACCGGTCAAGGTCTACTTGGTCGTAGTCGTACTTACCATTGTCAACAAAGTTGGCGATAGTTCTTAAGGTTGATACTACATCATCTTTGTAGTATTTCCATTGTGCTTTTCTAGTATCCATAGTTATTTAGTTTTCTTTAGTTTAATTAAATCTTCTTCTATTAACATCTCAAGTATCTTTTTTGCTGACGTGTGGTGGTCGTAACCCATTCTCACATCAACAAGTTCGAGTTCACGTCCATTAACTTCAAATTCATACTCATCTATGTCCCAAGCTTCCGGCTCATTACAATACATATCGTCTAGCTTGTGTTCCAAGGTTGTCCATAAATCATCGTATTGTTCTTCTGTTATTGTTGTTGCCTTTAGTTTATCCATAATGTTCTGTAATTTAGTTTTAGTTTTAGTTAATAATTTTCGGACATGTCCGATAGTTTTCTGTTCTAGTTTGTCTAGAAGGTATGCTTCCCTCATAGACCATTCAAATCTAATCTTCATAATTAAAATATTGCTACTTTTTCTAATAATTCTCTTGTGTATTTCCTAACAATTCTTTCTTTGTACGTTTTATGTAACTCTAATTTGTACTTGTGTTCTAATGCTGAAGGTGAAATAGATTTAAAATACTTGTGTCTTTCAGCTTGTATCTCTTGATTGTACTCACCATATTCAGTGATATATTCCATGTAGTTAGGGAGAGAACCACCTAAAAACAGAGCTATTTCTCTGTGTATTTCAAACATTTCTTTTGCTTTTTCTTCTATGTATTTATTAGCTTTTAATTCTAGTTGTTTTTGGATTTCATTAGTGTCTTTCATTGTTATTATTTAATTGGTTAATAAATTCTACTACTGATTCGTATGTAAGTTCAAGGTCAAATTCATAGTGTGATATTTCTTCATAATATTCTTTTGGAAATATATCTTCCAGATTATCCCAATCATACTTACCTACTTCTTCTATTTCGTATGTACTATCCATACTTCTAATCTTGTTTATCACCGGCATAAGCCAATCCCAAGATACATTGTAAGATAGTTCGTGTTCTTCATACCAACTCCCACTATTAAACTCTCTAAAGTAGTAGTTTACCTTACCACTTTTAAAGACTTCTGTTGGGAGTCCCATAAATTCTGCTATGAGTTTGTTGTGTGTTATTACTTCTTCCATATTAACAATATATTTCGTCCGGCATATTCTGTTGTAGGTCATCAATCTTCTTGCAATATTCTACATACTTCCAACACTCTGATAGAGTTTTGTATGCGTATTGCCAAGCTTCAATATCATTGTCAGCGTGTGCTTCTTCCATTTCTTCTGATGCACCAATCCAATGGTAATACATAGTATCGTTGTAGTCGCCTCCAGATTGATTGTGAAATGCGTCTGAAATTTTGTTGTAAAGTTCTTCACAGCGTAATTGCATTAATGTTAACTTTTCTCGTTTAGTCATAATAATTATTTGTTAAGGTTAGAGTTTTCGGACTTGTCCGATTTAATTAAATTGTTTAGTTGCTCAATGCTATCGCACTCGTTTACCAATGTATTCCAAACGTGGTAATACTTTAGTGGTGTCTTGATAGCTGATGCCTTGAGCCGTGATAGTGATGAAATGTATCCACCACCACTTCTCATATTAGTTGGTGCTAATGTTCCTGTTTTAGTTTTCATAATCCCATCGCATAATCCGTTATTCTGTCTTCCATCATATCTGTATCAAAGAATCCAAAGTAGAAATCTGTTATATCATCTCCGTTAGCCAACACCTTGCTGATTGTTACAATAGTTTCAGCTGGTTGCTCCCACGTAGCTGGTGCGTAATAAAAGTCATACTCTATCTCTAGTATGTTATCATTTATTTCTTCCGAATATGTTCCCGTATGTGTTCTCATAATAACTGATAGTATTTGTGTTGCATACTTTCAATCAAGTGTCTGCCGTTAGCCGTGTGAAAGCCGTAGCTATGTGTATGTAAGCTATCCATAGGTACATTTGCTAGTAGCAATTCCATAAGGTTGTACTCGTTGCAATCCATATCATCAGCGACCTCGTTGATAGCTTGTGCTAGTAGGTCGGTGTTGTGTCTAGGTTTCTGTCCTAGTTCCTCAGTAATGTATCGTTCTACAATACTTCCGGTTAATCTGTAATCATTTTCGGACTTGTCCGATAAAACTTCTGCTCTCATAGGTCTAATATTTTTTACCATTAATTACTCGGTATGCGTTAGCTCTTGCTTTAGCTACCTCTTTCCTTACTTTGATAGTTCTGAATGTACTCATATCTTTTTATTAGTGGATTATTATTCTTACTCCGTACTTGCTTTCATTTGGAGCGTCCATTGTAAACTCAATCTCAAACCAATGGTGGTCTTTATTCCACTCACATTTGTAGTCGTTTACATAAGCAAACTTAGAGGCATTGTCAAACTTTTGCACAAGTTCGCTGAATGTGTAAGGTTGTTTTCTTCCGTTCCATTGCAAACATACGGCTCTGGTATCAACTGATACATTGAAAAAGTCTTCAATAGTCAATTGTAAATCTGCTTTTAAAAATTCTTCGAAAAGATTTAGGCTCTCTAATTTAGTCATAATAATAATTTAGTTTAGTTACAGACACTAAGGTTCCTGTCGTTTATTAGCTGGTACTAATTACCTTAGTGTTTCGACCTCTTTGGTCTCATCAGTGTAACATATCGGACTTGTCCGAAAACTATGCGATTTGCATAGCTTTCTCTAGTCCCTTACCTATTGCTTGTACTTGCTTATCTGATAGGTCAGTCTGCTTCTCTAGTAGCTTTTGTATCTGCTCGATAGTATCAACTACTTTCTCTCTCTTGACATTGTCCACAAAGATATACTCTCCTGTTTTTCTATCTGATAGTTTTAGCTTGACACTTTTACCCTCATAATCCTCACTTGAAGTGATACGCTTGAGTGTACGTTGTAGGGTGTTTAGTCCCGTTGACTTACTACCTTGTTCCATATAGAAGTATTGTGCTACGTCTAGAATGGTGTTGCCTTTGTCTTTGACTAGGCTTTCGCTAGTCAGTTCCGTTACTTTCTTGTCAGCCTTGCTGATTGAAAGGATTGCAGTTCTAAGGTCTTTTGCAGTTGGTGATAAATGTTTCATAAGATAATTTAATTTAATTGATTTAGTTACTTGTTTAATTCTTTTGCAAAGCTATGAATAATTTTTGACATATCCAAATTGTGCCGGACTTTTTTTTCGGACTTGTCCGATTTATGCCCATCTATATCTAGAGGCTCCCTTGTCTCGACCTCTAGCATCTAGCCTATTGTTTAGCCTAGTGTAATATACTTGAGTCGCTAGTATCTTGATTACCCCGTTCTCTCGGTAACAAGTGTATAAATCCCCGTTACGTCTGAAGTGATACTTTTGTCCGGTTAAGCCGTTGGTCTTGAGTTTATAACCTTTGTAGTTATCTAGTAAACCCTCTTGCTTCTCTCTAGACTTTGCCCAAGCTAACTTGAGTGCTACGGACTTGTCCGAAATTTTGGTTGTACGGATTACGTACCACATATACTTGAATATATCGCTCTTACTCATTGCTGTTATTTTTGATTACTTTGCAAATCTACAACGAATTTTTGACATACACAAGTCGCTGAGTATCAGTGAGTTACGTGTTTTACCAAGTTGTAACTCATTGAATATCAGTCAGTTACAAGATTGACAAATCGTTATTTAGAATGAATATAAATAAGCAACTCACTGAGTATCAGGCAGTTACAATGTTATTTTTATTTAGACTAATTCTAAATAGATGTAAGTCGCTGATTATCAGTTAGTTAGGTATAATTGGGTTTATGGTGGTTCTTTTATTAAGTAATAAACCACGGACACGAATAACAAAATAAATGACAATTCCAAATTTTTTAGTAACTTTTTTTTCAATTGTTGATAAATAAATAATAACTTTTACTAGGATTATTCAAAAAGACTTTTTCCTTATCTAGTAAATTGCTTCTATTTGACGTTCTCAAAGTTTTAATATATGGGTATCAGAGAGGGTACAAAGTAGCTTAAAACGGCTTATTTTTATACCTGTAAAATTATTGATATGTGCAAGTATTTAGGTAAAAAAATGATGGTCAATCGGCAAATTTAGATTGATTCTAAATAGTGAGGGGTATTGTCCCTTGTCTAGACTCATTCTAAATTACAAAAATAACCGGCAAAAGGTTTGGAAGGGTACGGGAACGAGGGTACACGGGTACACAATTTGACTTTCTGTTGTGCGTAGTGGGATGTGCGGGGGTGTATAATACCCTAGCTACCCAAAACTAACCCCTTCATGCTACAGCATTGCTCAAGCATTGCATCAGCATTGCTATACGTCTAATATACTCTACTATACTTTTATATTTGATGTGCGTGCTTAAAAACAAATGATGTGCGGAACGTACCCACCCGTTTGGTATACGAACCCTCCAGGCAAAAGAAAAGCCCTTAGAACGCATCCTAGGGCCTTATAACAGGGTTTCTTTGTAAGCTTTACTTCTTTGTTCGTACTTTTGCTTTCTTTGTGTTTGCTACGAATTGTTTCTTTCCTCCAGAAGCTTTCTTCTTTCTTGCAGTCTTAGCTCTCTCTGCTTTTGATAGACTTCTTGCTTTTGCTAGTGGTAAACACCTGTCTGGGTTTTTTTTGTTCTTGCTTGTTCCGCACTCTCCTTTGATAGAACCAACAGTTCCTATACGAACCCATCTTTGTTTTCTCCATTTAGCTAACTCTCCCATTACTTTTTCTTTTTCTTTTTTACTTTTTTAGATTTCAATGCAATAAAATCTGCCTGAGTAATCTTATCATAAGGGGGAGCCGCAGCTGCGATTCTCTTTTGGTTTCCTTTTAGGTTGTGTCGTTTTTTGTGCATGATTATTTTCTTTTTGCTTTCTTAGCGTAGTTAGGGTCTTTACAATACTTTGATGCAGCCATGTTTGCGTATGCACTTGGATACTTATCAAATGTTCTCTTAGCCCAAGCTATACCAGCTGGACATATCTTGTTTGATTTCTTTTTCTTTGCCATATTACTGAGTATGTAATCCGTATATCAAAAACAACAATAACACTATGAAATATATTACAGCTGGATGAATGTATTTAGATTCTTTATTTTTATTTAGCATTAGTATTTACCTCTTCGGGATTTAGGAGAAGACTTTTTTGAACCACCCTTTCCAGCCCATAGATTTTTGCAAGCCCAATATCTTGCGGATAGTTTGTTCTTAGCAGAACCACATCTATGTCTAGCCTTGAATGATTTACGTGCGGCAGCAGAGTAGTTGTGACCATAGCCTGTAGCTCCAAAGTGGATAATCTTTTCTTTACCTCCAGAACAAGCTTTTACCACTTTCTTCTTTTTGGGGTTTGGAGACTTTCTAGGCCTATTACAAGCCATTTTACTTTTGTCCAATCTACTTGCCACAGCCGCAATCTTCTTTTACAGGTCTAGGTTTTCTAAGCTTACTTAAACGTTTATTGTCCTGAGCTTGCTTCTTAGCAGCCCAGGATGATTGATTAGACCCTCTTGTTAATAATTGTTTGAATCTCATATTACTTCTTTTTCTTCTTCATTGCTTTTCTGCCACCTTTCTTTGTAGCTTTTGTCTTTTTTCCGTACATGTTATCGTTTTTTACGTTTAGAACCTTTTTTCCTGGATTTCTCTATTCGACCTCTATTCTTAGAAGCTTTCTCAAATCCAACTATACGACCACGTCTATGAGAAGCATCCAATCCATCACCATTACCGTAAGTTCCTTTAGCCCTGTTATACTTGTTCAATGCGGCTCTTTTCTTTTTGGCTCTGGTGGAAGACTGAAACTTTTTGTATTCTTTCTTATAATCTCTTTTCTTCTTTTTAGTGTGTGCCATACTAACAAATATACAAAAAATATAGTTATTAACAAAATAGTAATTTAATAAATATTTACTTATATTTGCTAACATGGATGATGAATTAGAAGATAAATTAAATGCAGCTTTACACGAACTAAGTGTATTGAAAAAGAAATACAAACAATTTCATTTTTGTTTATCAGTTTGTATGGTTGATGATGAAGACGAAAATTTTGACAACGTTGTTGGAGAAGTAGCGATAAGCAACATGAACTATCAAACGTTTGAAACAATCGTAACTCAAATAGCTGAGGCGTTTCAAAATAACAAGTCCGGGTTTTTAAAACCAGATATTAATAATTTAACATATGAGGAGTTAATCACCATATGGGGTAATCACTACAATGATGGAGAGCAGTTTAATTAGAAAGATAATAGTCTCTGCTGGAGACAGAGATATAAGTTATGTCGTAGGTAAAGATATGGCTGGAGGAAGTATAACGGTTGCAGATATAGTATTTGACCAAGAATATGCTAGAGAGTTTAACGAGCCTAGATACAATATATACGTAATAGATAATAATCAAAACGTAACAAGAATGTGGAAATCTGTTCCGGCTAGCAAGTGCGTGCCAGAATATGATTTAAAAATACAAACCGAAATATAATATGGCAAAGTTTTATTGTAACAAATGTAAAACGGAAAAAGAAGTTTTGAGCTACACAATGAAGCTTACTCCAGAAGGAATGATTTCTCCAGAAGCAGTTTGTTGTTCTACATATATGGAAAGAACATACAAAGGAGAAGGCTTTGGAACTATCAAGAAGGGTGCTAACGGAACAGTAAAAGGAAGAAAATGAGACGAAAAGGCCCTTTAGGACAGTACATGATTGTTGAGCTTGAGAAAGAAACAGAAGACCAGGTTGTTCTTGGTAACGGAACTGAGTTATGGATGGACACAGAGCTTGAAAGAGCTTGGCATGCTAGACAGTATGGTGTTGTAATCCATCCTACACTAAACCCTAAACACGGATACCAGAAGTGTGACGTAGAACTAAACGAGGGTGAGAAAGTATATTTTCATCACTTCGTGATGGATGACAGATTCCAACAGAAGATAGCTGACGTGGAAAACGACAAAACATACAAGGCTCATGTAGACCAGGTATATTGTGTTATTAGAAATGGTGAGCCGGTAATGTTACAAGACTTTATATTTGTGGAGCCTGTATTTGAGCCAGAAGAAAATTACATGACAAAGTCTGGTATAATGCTAAAAGCAGAACCAGAAAAATTAGAAAGAGAAGGTATTGTAAAACATATCAATAAATTCTCAAATGATTGTGGCGTTGAAGTAGGAGACCATATATACTTTGACACAGGATGTAACTACGAAATGGAAGTAGAAGGAAAAACCTACTACAGAATGCGTAACGAAAATGTATTATTTAAGTATGAGTGATATTAAGAGTTACACAGAGGAAGTACTAGCAGAGCTAGTAGAGGCCGCAAAAGAAGGTATAGCAACATTGATAGCAGATGTCAAAAGACCTATTGCAGATGATGTTGCAGATGAAAGAAGAAAGTCAGCTCTTGAATCTAAGAAGAAAGCATTCATGGACGCTCAAGAGATGATAACCGCCTTGGTAAAACTAGATAAACAAATAAACTCAGACGAGGATGTAAATGACGAGGTTTCTAATGAAGGAAACTTTAGAGGTGGGTTCTCGGAAAAGTTTGCAAAAAAGAAATAACTATGAATGAGATAAAAGCAATAGAAAGAGAACAGCAGATAATAGACGCATGCATGTTTAATACCTATGCATTTGTAACAGGGTTATTAAGCTTTGAAGATATTCTAGATGAAGAAGAACCTTGGCTTTTGTATGTTCCTTCAAACAATGACGAATACCAAAGAACAGAAGCTATAAACAATCTGATAGCTTATTACACAGAGAGAGAAGAATACGAGAAGTGTCAAGACTTAGTTGATATAAAATAAAAAAAGGGGCTTACGCCCCTTCTTTAATTTATATATTCAATACTATGAATAGAACACTCCATACTCAACGATAGTATTATCGTCAGTATTTGCTGTGTAAACCGTAATATCTCTAGCCCCCTTCCAAGGAAACCATGCCCACTCTCCACCTTTAAGCTGGACAGAGCTGTCGCTGAATGGGTCTAAACTTATGTGAACATAATCTGTTGCTGTTGTGTCAACATTCTTTATGTACACGTATGTTGGATAACTATAGGAAGTAGCAGCTAAAAGTACTTGAGCTTCACTAGAAGTGTTTGCAGTAACTTTAGTCCTGATAACCCCACCATTATTAATAGTAAGGCTGTTTTCTACAGAAAAATCTATAGAGTCACTTGATATATCAGTACTTGTTAGACTTATTTTAGCTTTTAATGTTCCCATAATTATTAAGATTTACTCCAGTAAGCGTATTCTAAAACACATGCTGCTGTATCAGCGGTAGCTTCTAAACCTACACCACCTTTAAGAGGTAGGAATGCAAACTCACCAGGACTTAAGTCCATTACAGCAGTTCCGTCATCAGCTTTTAGAACGATAATATTAGTTGAATCAGTATTTCTAACATATACGTAAGAAATCCCAGTATTACCAGCAGTTGTTAGGATATTCTCCTGACCAGTGGTTGCAACTGAAACTCTTGATACACCTATACTAGGAGCACCTACTGTTAAAGAATCTGATAACGATAAACTAAGAACATCAGCTGAAGCATCTGAACTTGATAATGTTAATCCGACTGTTAATGTTGCCATTTTATTTTATTTTAAAGATTATTAATTACGATACTACGTGGTCTTCCATACTAGTTGAAATAACTTCGTCTAAAGTATTTCCTAATACTAGTTCATCAAAACCATTTTTACCCATACCTTTCATTTTGATGTAAACTTTTGAACTCGCTTCATATGCGTTTACAACGCTGTCGTTTCTTAAGAAGCCAGAAGCAGTTTGGTCAGGAAAGTTTACAACGTTTCCATTTACAGTAAGAGTTTCAAAATCAAGAGGTGCATTAGAACCTAAAGCTCCAATATGATTTATAAACTTAACTTTGTTTGAAGCTGAATCTAAAGATGTTTCAACTTCTAATATATTAATAAATGGAGAATCAAATCCAGCATTATTAGTTTTAGAAGTATCATAAAAGACAGTCCAGTCATCAGCAGAACCGCTTTCGTAAGAAAGAATAACTCTATCAGTATTGATTACTAAATTTAAATCAGTACCAGAGTAATCTACTCCATTTTTAGTGTTAATATCAACAGGAAGTAATTGAGAAGACAAAGCAGAAATGGTGTTTCCAGCGTGGTCTTGTCTAATAACGCCTCTTTTTAATAATAACTCAATTGGTCTAGTGTTAGTGCAAGTGTCAGCGTAGATAACTTCCGCTTCAATCTTGAAAACATCAGCAGCAACAGTGTCGTTACCAGCAATAGCTTGAGCTGTACCATCTCCCTGAGCATCAGCAACACTAATTGTGTTTGCGTCATGAACAGCTTGAACATAATAAACTCTGTCTGCAAGAATGTTAGTTGGCTCAATCTCAACTGTGAAATAGATAGCGTCATCTACTGATAGTCCATGTCCAGTAACTGTGATTTTATCACCAGTTGCAGTTTGAGAAGCAGTAGAGCCAATTTTTGTTTCTATGTCTCTAGCATAGATAATTTTATCAGTACTAAGACCGATAGTTTTGTAGCCAGCACTTTCAGACTTAGAGTAATCTACCCCATCGTACTTAATTGCTGGTACTTTTATAAAATTTGCCATTTTAAAAAATTTTTGTTAATAAATAAATAAGTATGTTTACAAATATAAGAAAATAATAGGTTATATCCAATCTTTTTATTATTTTTGTAGAGACACATATATTTTATTTTGTAATGTCCGAAAAGAACATAGATGAAATACAAGGAATATCTGTCTCTGTACCTAAAATACCACCCAGAAAAACAATACAGGGTTATGGTAAAAAGAAAAGAGAACAGAAATGGGAAAGAAATCCTCTTCCATCAAATTGGGATACCATGTCCGAAGGGGCAAGGTCTAAATTTGTTGAGCAAGAGTTTATTAGGAGAAGAGACGGATACTGGTTTTATAATAACGGAGAGCCAACATACATTACAGGACTACACTACTACTACTTAAATTGGTGTAAAATAGATGTGGGATACCCAAGCTATTGGGATAGAGATAGAAGATTCTTTTTGGTATGGGAGTCTTGCATAAAAGATAACAACTGTTATGGCTTGATAATGCCAAAGCATAGACGACAAGGAGCATCATGGAAAGCTGCCGCTATAGTTCTAGAAGGAATTACCTCAATGTACAATTCAAATGGAGGAATAATGAGTAAGACTGGTGCTGACTCCAAAAAGCTTTTTGATAAAGTTGTTTATTTGTTTAGACAGCTACCACCATTCTTTCAGCCGATAATAGAAGGAACTGATTCTCCTAAGACAGTCTTGTCATTCAAAAAGCCTGGTGAAAGAATCACTAAAAACAAACAAACAGTATCCAAGTCTGAAGCATTGAATAGCCAGATAGATTGGAGAAATACAAAAAACAACTCTTATGATGGGGACAAGCTAGCTATATTTGTATCCGATGAGGGTGGTAAATGGTTAGAAGCTGATGTATCCAAAAACTGGCAGATTGTAAAGCCAGCATTATCACAAGGTAGAAAGATTGTGGGTAAAGCATTCTTACCTTCTACTGTAAACGAAATGGAAGCTGGTGGTAAATCATTCAAAGATATATGGGATGACTCAGACCAGAATGATAAGGTTGTAGGGACTAACAGGACTAGGTCAGGGTTGTATAGGTATTTTACAGAAGCGTATGACGGTTATGAGGGGTTTATAGATGAGTACGGAATGTCTGTTATACATACACCCACATCAAAAACTTTTGACTTAGATGGGGATGAGATAACTATAGGTTCAAAAGAATACTTATCTCAGATTAGAGATGGTTTGAAAAACGATACAAATAAATTAGCAGAACATAAAAGACAGTTTCCCTGGACACCAGAAGAAGCATTTAGAGTTTCAGTAGACACCTGTTTGTTTGACGCTGAAAAGATATACCAACAAATAGAATACTTAGAGGTTGTAGGGCCTTCCTTAACAAGTAGAGGTAATTTTATTTGGAAAAATGCAGAACAAGATAGTGAGGTCAGATGGATACCAGACAAGAAGGGTAAGTGGGATGTTTCTTGGGTTCCTCCAAATGATGTAGGAATAAATAAAAAGAGACCTCCAAACCAAGAGCTTCTTGTTGCTGGTTGTGACCCATTCGACCACGATGTAACTACTGACGGCAGACGTTCAAATGGAGCTGCTTACGTGTTTAAGAAGTTTAATATACACGAAGAAGAAAGCCACATGTTTGTTGCCGAATATATTAACAGACCTCCAAAAGCTGAAATGTTTTACGAGGATATGTTAAAAATGTGTGTATTTTATGGCTGTCAAATACTAGTGGAAAATAATAAAATAGGATTGTTGCAGTACTTCAAGAAAAGAGGGTATGAAAAATATCTTATGGCAAGACCAGAAAGTACTCATACAAAGTTTAGTAAAACTAGACAGGTGGAGTTAGGATTACCTACTACAGGTCAAGCTGTTATTAGTGCAATGACTGACGCTTTGCAAGCTTATGTATATGATTATATAGGTATTAGAGAAGATGGTACTATGGGTAACTTATTCTTTTTCAACTTATTGAAAGATTTGCTTGAGTTTGACGCAACAAATAGAACTAAGTTTGATGCCAGTATGGCTGCTGGAATAACATTGCTTGCCGCACAAAAAAATATAAAACCGAAAATAGAAAAGAAAGTATATATACCATTTGTAAAAAAATATAACAATACTGGTGTAATTTCAAAACTGATTAAATAATGGAAGACAACAAAAATTACGGAGGATACCCAGACCCATTTGCTTCACAAGAAGAAAAACTAGAAAAGTCGTATGGCGTTAGGTATTTTAAAAGAATGTATCATGAGCATATAAACGAAAACAACTTGCTTAATGATAAACATAGAAGATACGAAAAATGCAGAAGCTATGCGGATGGTTTACAGTCTATAGACAAATACAAGGATATTGTAGGGGCTGAAGGAGATACTTCGTATCTCAATCTAAACTGGGAAGCATTACCTATCATTCCTAAGTTTGTTGATGTTATAACTGGAGGTCTTATAAACCAGGAACACAAGGTTAAATGTACAGCTATAGACCCTATGTCTGTTCAACAAAGAAATCAAGATAAGCTTGACATAGAGACAGATATGGTTATGAAGGAGTTTAGTGAAAAGATGACTCTAGCTAGCGGTATAGCTTTTAACAAAAACAACGAGTCTCTTCCTGAAGATAAAGATGAGCTTGACTTGTATATGAATTTAAACTACAAGCAAGCTACAGAGATAGCTATGGAACAAGGTATTGAGTTAACTCTATACTTAAATAATTGGAATGAAATTAGAAAAAGAGTTATTAGAGACTTGATAACATTAAATATCGGTGCAACTAAAACTGATGTTATAAATGGTAAGATTGATATAAGATACGTAGACCCTCAGTATTTGGTTACATCTTATAGTAGCGACCCTTCTTTTAAAAAAATAAATCATGCTGGTGAAATTATATATATCACTATACATGAGTTAAGAAAGATGGCTAAAGGAGAGTTTACTGAAGACGAACTAAGAGAGATTGCTGAGTTGAATGTAGGCAAACTTGGTAATCCTAAAAAATTCAGTTACAAGTCTATCAACTATAATGGTCAGACAGCTCATGCTTACGACTCATACAAAATAGCTGTACTAGATGGTGTGTTTAAGGTTTTTGATAATCTGGTTTATGAAAAGAAAGAAAACTCATTCGGAGGTTATTCTTATAACAAAAAGAAATCAAACTATAAATTACCTAAGAAATCAAAAAACGAAAGAGAGTTAGATTCTAATACTGTTGAAATGGTTTACAAGGGTAAATATATTATTGGAACAGATTACATATTTAACTACGGTCATGCTGATAATATAATTAGACCAAAAAGTAATCTAACAGAAGCTGTTATACCCTATAGTATTTACTCTCCAAATCTAAAAGACATGGATAGTAAGTCTATAGTAGAAAGAATGATACCTTTTGCAGACCAGATACAATTGGCACACCTTAAGATTCAACAGCTTATGGCAAAAGCAAAGCCAAAAGGTTCAGCTATAGAGTTGGGAGCTATAGAAAATGTTACAAAAGGTGATGGTGGTGTGTTTAGTCCTTTAGAAATACAGGACATATACCAACAAACAGGTAACTTGTACTACAGAATACAACAAGACGATGGAACTCAAGCTCCTGTAGCACCTATTCAAGAATTAGGAGGTGGTATAGGTGGTGCATTGCAAGAATTAGTTGCTATATACCAATACAACATGCAGATGATTCGTGATGTAACAGGAATCAATGAAGCTAGAGATGCTAGTATGCCTAGTAAAGATGCTTTAGTTGGTGTTCAAAAGATGGCTGTATTAGCATCTAACAACGCAACTAGATTTTTGAATCAGGCATACATAAGTATATACGAACATATGTCAAGATGTTTAGCACTTAGAGTTTCAGACCTTGTTAAATATAAAGGAGCATACGAAGGTTATGTTGAAGCTGTGGGAGAGTATAGTATGAAAGCTATCTCCGTAACTAAAGATGTTACTATGGCTGATTTTGGTATTATGATTGAAGCTTTGCCTGACGAAGAAGAAAGACAAATGATGGAGCAGAACATTCAGATGTCATTGAAGCAAGATACCCTTAGATTAGAGGATGCTATTATGATTAGAACTGTAAAAAATACAAAACTGGCTAATCAAATGTTAATGCAGAGAAGAAAAAAGTATCAGGCTGAAAAAGCTGCTGAAGCACAAAGGAATGCACAGATAAATGCTCAGATACAAAGAGAGTCTGCTTTATCTAAGGCTCAGGCTGAAACAGCTAGTGCTGCTGAAAAGTCAAAACTAGAAATAGAAAGGATTCAAGTTGAATTTATGCTAAAAGAAGAGTTTGAGAAAAAACAGCATGAAAGAAAGATGAAAGAACTTGAATTACAAGGAAAAATGAAGGCTGAACACATTGAAATAGCACAAAATGATGTTGAGTCAGATATGACAAGAATAAGAAAACAATAAAAAGTTTTTGAAATTGTTAATAAATATATTATATTTGCATACTAACCTAAATTTAATTTAAAATGGCGAACAATAGATTCGAAGAGCTGATTGCTAAACAATTTGATGCGGCAGCTCAAGAAAAAGGTGTTAAACCTGAAGAAACAAAAAGTGATGAAACCAAAGAAGTTGAAGCTAGTACAACTAACGAGACAGGAGTGGATGGAAGCACTGAAAGTTCCGAAACCGTACAGGAACAAGAAACTGTACAGCCGGAAGGAGAAACACAAGAAGAAAGTTCTTTAAATACTGAAAATAAAGAAGAGACTCCAGAAGTATCGGATACTCCTAAACAAAGTGAGGAAGCCAAAACTACTGAACCATCTTATGAGTTTGAGGATTTACTAATCGAAAAGAGTAATGGTAAGTTTACTACATATGATGAGGTAGCAGAAGCTATAGATGCACTTGAAAAAAGCTCACAAAATCAATTCGCAAACGAACAGATTGAGAATTTAAACAATTATGTAGCGAATGGGGGTGATATAATGGATTTTCTTACTACTCAATTAACAGACTATGAGTCGATGAGTGATGAACAGCTTGTAAAATCTGTATGGTCAATGAATGAAAAAGACTTGACTAGAGATGAAGTTGATATGTTATTCGAAGACTCTTATAAGTTAAATGAGGAACAATGGACTGACAGAGAAGTTAAATTAGCGAAGATAAGACTAAAGCGAGATGCTAAGTCTGCTAAAGATGAACTACTTAAGCTTCAGAAACAAAACTCTATCCCTAAATCTGTTGCTGACAACAAAGAGCAGTTAGAGGCTCAGGAGAAAGCACAGAAAGAATGGGTTAAGAAAGTTGAGGTTTCAGCTAGACAACTTAAGAGCATTGACGTAGACGTTAATGAACAAGGAGACAAGTTTAGCTATCAAGTTCCAGAAGATACTGTGAAAACGGTTAGAAAGTCTAATAGAGACTTAAATAAATTCTGGTCTAGATACATCAATGAAGATGGGACTGAAGACATGGCTAGTTTAAATAGAGACATGGCTATCTTAAATGACTTTGATAATATTATTAGAGCTGTTTATTCTCAGGCACGTTCAACTGGTAAGGAGACTGTTGTTAAGGATTTAAAGAATCCTAGTTATACTCCAGAATCTAAACCTAAAACGACTGAGCAAAAATTGACTATACAGGAACAGATTGCTCAACAACTGAAAAATAATTTTTAACCGTATAAATATTAAATAGATGTCTTATACAACTACGCCTGGAATCCCAAGTGCATTCAAACAGGCAACAAATGAAAACTACGTGTCTTCATTAAGTATTCACCACCCACAAGTGGCTGAAGATTTTGTAGACCGTTATGGAGACCAATCATTGATGGGTCTATTAGATGCTTTAGGAGCAAAAGCTCCTGTAGCTGGTAAAGTGTTCGAGCACTATGAGTCTGACTACTTACACCAAAACTTTAAACTAAAAACAGCTGCTACTGTACTTGCTACTGGTACAAAAGTTGAGGTTGCTGTAGGTTTTACTTCTACTGGTGCTAACGATGGTAACATTTTCTTAAGAAAAGGTGACATTGTTATGAACTCTGTAGGAGAAATGGCTTTAGTTACTATAGATGGTGATACATCTGGTCACGCTGCTGACGAGGTTACTTTAATGTCGTATGGTGCTGACTGGGCTGCTCAAACTACTACTTCTGAAATTCTTATCGTTGTAGGTAATGAGCACGAAGAAGGTACTGGACAGCCAAAAGGAATCACTCCTACTGTTAACAAGTATACTAACTCTGTTGCTATTATGAAAGAATCTTTCGAAGTAACTGGTTCTGAAGCTACAAACAAAATCTGGTTTGAAGTAACTGACCCTAACACTGGAGAAAGAGGATTTTTATGGTATATCAAAGGTGAGGCTGATACTTACAAGCGTTTTATGAACTATTGTGAGACTCAAATGTTATTAGGTCAAAAAGCTACTAATGCTTCTTTACCTGGAACTATTGACCAAGGTGGTATCACTGGTACTGAAGGTCTTCTTGAGTTTATCAAGTCTGGTAATCAGCAGTCTTACAACCAATTAAGTGGTTTTAACTTGTCTGACTTTGATGCTATGATTCGTAAATTAGACACTCAAAGAGGTGCTAAAGAAAACATGATGTACTGTGGTATTGATTTATCTTTAGCTATTGATGATGCTGTAGCTGCAATGTTTGCTGGTGGTGGTATTCAGTATGGTGCTTTCAACGGTGCTGAAGAAATCGCAGTAGCATTTGGTTTCAACTCATTCACTCGTGGTGGTTACACATTCCACAAAAAAGTATATGATGCATTCAACTACTCTCCAATGATGGGAGCTGATGGATACAACTATGCTGGTATGGGTATGGTAATTCCTGGTGACTCTCAGCGTGACGCTAGAACTCGTGAAGCTATTCCTTCATTGAGAATCCGTTACAAAGCTGCTGAAGGTTACTCTCGTGAGATGGAGCATTTCTTAACTGGTTCTGCTGGTTTAGCTCAAGTTACTAATGACGAGGATAACATGAAGTGTCACTACAGAACTGAAAGAGGTTTTGAAGGTTTCGCTAACAACAGATTTATGCTTATCGAAAGAGCATAATTTATATAGGATTACGGAGGGGGGTGTCACCCCCTCCTAATTCTTTTTTTTTAATTTTAATTTAAACTTTAATAAAATGACAAACAATAAAAGAAAACCCACTATTTTCCAGTTAACAAGGATGAATCAAAATCCAGCAACTCAAGGGAGATACTACCCAATATCATATAGAATACCATCAGTAGATGAGATATTTGATGAAGAGACTGGAACTAACAGAAAAATAAGATACGTTATTGGTGAGCAGTCTATATTTGAAGACGAGCAAACAACTAAGAATCCTGTAGTCGGTGACATTGTATTTATTAATGGTCAGTTGATTGTTCCTTACCAAAAGCCAGTATTAAGAGATTTCTTGTTTGCTTCAAACTACAACAAGTCTAATGAAAATAGAATACCAAGCATGAAGCAGATATTCGAAACATTAGATTTTGAAAAAGAAGCAAAAGAAGATTTAGAATCTTTAGAGTTAGAGTTTCAGGCAATTGAAATGGCTATGAATATTGAACCACAAGAGATGGTTGCTTTATGCAAAGTCTTAGGTATTAATACAGACCGTTCAATGTATGAAATCAAGCATGACTTTATGAGATTTGTTAAGAATAATCCATTCGATTTTATTGAAAGTCTTAATGACCCAAGAATAGAGCGTAAGCAAGTTATTGTGGAAGCTTTGGATAATAAAATCATTTCCTCAAACACAACAAAAAGAACTATAGATTGGGGAGGTAAAAATGGACAAACAATTTCTATCGTTCCAATAGGTGTAGACCCTATAGATTCTTTTGTAGAGTTTACATTTGAAAAAGACGGAGAAGAAGTTTATAGAAGAGTTGTAAGTATGTTAGAGGCTAAGTTAAAGCCTAAAAAACAAACTGCAAAGAAAGCTAAGGCTGAATAGCCACATAGTTTATACAGATTTTGGAAGGGGGAATAAATTAACATTCCCCTTTCTTTTTAACATTTTTTTTCGTATATTTGTAGATACTCAACCTAGAATATGATAAGAACAATCGACATAGATGAAATGTACAGGTTTGTACAGTTTATTGCAAACAAAGAACAATCTGGGTTTATTAAGCCTTCAGAATTTAACTTAGCAGCACAACAAGCTCAAATTCAGTTGTTTACTGAGCGTTACGGTCACCCTTCAGAGTATACTATGGGCAACCCTATACCAGTTACTGGTGGTTATGCACAGAGCCAAAAGCTTCAAGATGATTTTAATCCTTTTATTATGTCCGCTTCTTTTAATGGTGGTGATATAAGATTAAACTCCTTAACTTGTGATTATGCTCACCTTGTAGCTATATATGGAGACACAGGTCAGAGGGTAAAGTTAGTTGGTTTAGATGAGTATGCAGAAATGACGACATCTCAGTTGTACGCTCCAAGTAGTTCATATCCAGTTGCTTACTTTGCAGATAGGATGAGAATAAATATTGATGGAGTAAATTCAGGTACGGTTTATTACCTAAGATACCCTAACGACCCTAACTGGGATTATTTTAAAGATAATTCTGGAAAACCTTTAGATTCTTCTGGAGGTAGTATTGTAACATATCCTGTTTTTGACGACTCTCCTTCAGGCAATGTATACAACGATGAGACAGGTTACAATTGTAATAACACTGGAAACCCTTACGATAACTGTGTTAATTTTGAGTTTCCTTACGATTGTTTTAATGAAATAGCTATAAAAATATTAAGTTTTGTTGGTATAAACTTGAGAGAGCAAGCTTTAACACAGTACACGGAACTTAAAGAACAACAAGGTATATAATGGCAACTAAAGTATCATTAGCAGAACAGGTAAAAAGAATGCTATCTGGTGGAGACCCACGTTCAGATAGTGATATTGATATAAGAGAGTTAGTTCAAGCTGTAGAAAGTACAAGAGATAGGGTTCAGTACGAGGTCTTGGTTAATTCTGCTGAAAATGCTATGAATCCTTCTTTTACTGACACTGAGTTATTTAGCCAGTTAGTTATAAAGCAAAGTGTTAGCAGTGTTTCTGGAGAGGGTGGTTATAAGCATTACATTAAGGATTACTTAAGTTTACCAGATGATAAGGGATTGTTTTACGTTCAAAAAGCTGATAAGAATACAGAGTTTGATACCCTTTTAAGAGCACAAGGAACTCCAGCTTTTTGGAGGTTTAACCCTGAAAATGTGTCTTACGAAGGGTTAGTTGCTTATTGGGTTTTAAGGGATACTTCAGGCCCTTACATTTGGACTATAAAAAACCCTAACGGACTTACAGTTCATCTTATACCTTTAACTAGAGAGCTTGGAGATACTGTAGAGCTTCCTGGTGGAGGATTTATAGACGATATGGTAGTTCAAAGAGTATATGAGATGTATGCAAGTGCAACTCAAATACCAAAAGACAATCTTGGTGATAATGTACCAAAAATAAATAGATAATGGCAAATAGTCACGGAAGAAAAATAGCAATAAGAGAAATTGTAAAATCTCTTTTAATACAAGAAGGTTCTTTTACCGAGCACAAAATGATGCAATATATGGATATTGCTTTAAGAGGCCTTAAAGAGCTTTCTTATGATGTTTCAAAAGATATTAAGTATGCGGTTGTTTTAGCTAGCAATAATTTAACAGTGGCTATCCCACCAGATTGTGTTCAGATATTGAAGATAGGTTTAGTTAAAGATGGTAGGTTTGTAGATTTTGGTAGTGAAGAAAGTATATCTTTTTCTCCAGATACAACAACAGAAGCTGGTGACTTTTTTAATGACAGCGTAAACTGGTATGCCAACTACAGAAATGGAGAAAATACTGGTGGTGCTTACGGTCACGGAGGTGGTCACAAGCCAGCTTATTATAGAATAAATTCAGATAGAAACTTAATCCATCTATCTTCAGAGTTTAAATCAGGACAAGTTGCTATGGAGTATATATCAGATGGTATTAGACAAGGCGGAACATCTTCTGTTCATGTGTTTCTTGAAGAAGCAATTAGAGCATGGATATGGTGGAAGGTTACGCAAAGAAAAAGAGATACTAGTCCTCAAGAAAAAGAATTAGCCAGAAGAGATTGGTTTAATGAGAAAAGAATAGCTAAGTCTAGAATGCAGTCGTTTACAAAGGAAGAGGCATTAAGAGTAAGTAGAAAAGGAAATAAGCAAGCACCTAAGTTTTAAGAATGGCTAACGAAAAGAAAATATTTGTAGGGGGTATGGATAGAGACTCCGACTTGAGATTTGTCAAGAATGGAGACTATAGGGATGCTTTGAATATAAACGTATTCTCTACAGAAGAAGACGGTGAGGTTGGAGTAATATCCAACATGAAAGGTGCAGAGGAAATAAAGAGATACCTTGGTATAAATTATTATGGAAACCAACATAAAGTTATTGGGGCTGTAGAAGACCCGTCTTTTGACAGGGTTATATTTTTTGTAGCTTTTACTGGTTTAGATGTTCCAGAGTTTTCTTTGTCTGATTCTATCGTTGAGTATAGCCTAAAAACAAATGAGTGCTATACTATTCTACAATCAGATGAACTCAATTTTAATCCTCAGTATAGGATAAATGATGCTTTTATAGTGGGCCATAAAGAAGACTATTCTCCAGAGGGCTTTTTGTATTTTAATGATAACTACAACCCTCCTAGGAAAATAAACATAGCAGAGGAAAAATTAAATGCTCCAGCATCTTTAGCTGAGATAGTTCCTTCTTCCGGAGGTAGAAAAAAATATAAAAACATAGTAACAGGCTTTGAGTATGAGGGTGTTTCACCTACTCTACAAGGACTGTTAGGTCATGGAATCACATTACAAGAAAGAATAAATGTTGCTAGAATAGCACCATTGATAAAGCCCACTGTAACGATTTCTACAGATAGTTCTTTCAAAGCAAACTACGTAAAAGGTAAAGCTTTTAAGTTTAAGTACAGATACCAATACAAAGATAAACAGTATTCTGCTTGGTCTCCAATATCAGAAATGATAGCCACTGAAGAAGGTACTCCGCAAACAAATGGTACATCAGCTGATTTAAGTCAGCAAAACTTAATAAAGGTAGGTATAAAAATATCTAATAGTGATATAGAGTCTGTAGAGCTAGCTGTGAGAGATTTAACAAATTCAGATACTTACGGATTGGTAGATACATTATCTTATTATAATCAAGATGGATTTTATTATGAAGGCAATAAGATAACGGATAAATTTTTAGTTGGAGGATACGCTGACACAACATTAAATCAAGAGTCGGCTACAATAGTATCTAGTAATTCTATTGTTGAATATTATTTTTATAACAACGAAATATACCCAGCTATAGATTTAAGAGAGTCAACTAAGCTTTTTAACAATATACCTATAAAAGCAAAAACTCAATCTCTTATTGACGGAGGTAGGATTGCATATGGTAATGTGGTTACGGGTAGAACCGGTCATAATCCAAAACTTAATGTTAGAAATTATGATGCTGGTGATATAGAGACGAATACAGTGAAAGGGCCAGTTACAGCAAGTGCAAGCTGTGCTTATCGTTATAAAAAATGGAAACCTGGAAGTCAACAGTCCTTTTGTTCAAGAAGAGCGGTGTGGACATGTAATTACACTGTTAATGTTAAATTTAACGATTTGCCTGATGATATGACTTTTGGGCAATATAATGTAATTATAAACAATCTGCCTTTTACCGCTATGTGGGGTGAAGATGTAGATGATACTGTTAATTCAGCTTTAGGATTTTTTAATTTATTCGAAAACTCCGGAAACCCACCTGGAACACCTAGCAGTAACAATGCTGCTACTGTAGCACAAACATTTTACAACTCAGTCATTTCAAACTTAACTGGAGGACAAATATCTAGTGGAGCAAAAATAACATCAGCAAATTTTACAGGAAGCGATATGGTAAAGCTTGTTGATGCTGATAACGCATACCTTAGAGCTGGTCATGTAGACGCTGTGGATATAGCTGATAATGCAAATTCTGGGTCTGGTAATTCAAACTGTACTTTTGGTACTAGTGATTCCTACATAGAGGATAATGCAAGCTCTTTTAGTGAGCACAACTTTATATCTATAAGTGGGGATACCATAACATTTAGATGGAGTGTTCTTTTTAACTTCTACAATTATAACAGATGGAAAAGACCTAATTGGCCAGTAAGAGACCATGGTTGTTTTGTGGGTATAAATAATTTATCTGAGTTTAATAATGATACTGGTAATAGTCACAACAGAATTAATGTCATAGCAGAACAAGTTGTATCAAATATAAATTCTGACGTATCCTATAGTGATACTGGCGGATGGTATCCTGATGTTAGTAGCAGTGAGTTTGATTGGAGAGATTACATTGAACAACAGGGAGGCGACCTACAGGCTCAAGATACTATACTAAATATATATAAATCTGTAGTAACAAGTAACGCTACTTTGGAGGTTCAATATACTCAGTTAGGGTATAAACCTGTAGAGACTGGTTTTAAAACAGGTTCTTGGCATAATTTTGGTGTTGTATACTACGACAAACAAGGTAGAAGCTCTTCTGTTCAGGGAAAAACATCTGTATACATACCAACGCACTTAGAGAAAGATGATGATGCTGATGGTGAAGTTACCACAACATTAGATAGGTATGGAGTAGAATATTACATAAATAATTTACAAGCTCCATACTGGGCTGATAAGTATCAAATTGTATATACTGGAAATAGAAATATAAGAAAGTTTGAGCAATTCGTTACTGATGGATTTCATACCTCCACAATTTTTCCAGACGTTGTATTTGTAAACGCAAACCCTTTGTTTAATGCGTTAGAAACCAGTGGTGGTAAAGGTGTAGATGCTCAATTTGAACCAGGAGATAGGTTAAGAATATTAACATCAACTACAGCAGCTCTTAATGGAAAGCTTAATGATGGGCCTTTTGATTTTCAGATAGTAGATGTTGTAAAGGTTACAAAACACACTCCTACAGAAGGTAATGAGTTGGTCGCTAATATACAACAAGCTAATGACTATACTGCGGTAGAGATAAAAGGTCACCACTTAAATGTAACAAGAACTCTTCATACTGATACAGCACTACCTGTACCGGAAAGAGATGAAACAGACCTTTATTTTGTTTTAAACAAATCTGACTTTGACCAGACAAGTGTATATACGTCTGGCAATAGTTTAGCTCTAGGTGGTAATGCTAAAGTTCTAGCTGATAGTCTTGTTGAGGTTTATTCATTAAAAAAAGAGGTAGATGAGGATGAATTAATATTCTTTGAGTTTGATGAAATTCATGATACAGTTAAAACAACCTCTTCTTTAATGTACGCTAATTTTACAGAAGGCTCCAGTACTGTTCAAATAGACTCTGATAATTTAGCTGAATATCCTCAAATAGTAGAGGGAGTGGTTGTTCAAAACGCTTTAGCTTTTCCTTATGGTGCTGTTGTTGAGCAAGTTATAAGAAACTCTTCTAATCAGGTTACATCGTTTATAACTTCAGCTCCAGCTTCATTAACAGTGGATTCAGTAGGGACTTTAGAAACCAAGTTCATATCTAACACTCATGGTGTTGGTTATAATTCTGATGGAAGTGAATATTTTAAACTTACAAGACAAGGAACAAGTGAGCCTAATGGAGATGTATACACTAGGATAAGAAGATATAGAACAGATGGAGGTATTGTTTCTGCTGGTGTAGAAAGTTATCATTTTAGCGATTTTTTTAAGTCTGACTTTTGGAATAGTGGTAGGGCTAATAAAGAGCTAGAAAGTTATCATGAGTCAAGAAAACCAAATACTATAATATACACCGATTCAATAATAGGGAATACATATATCAATGGATTAAATTCATCTTTTGAAAATGAATATTTTACCGAGTTTGATAAGTCTAATGGTACTATACAGAAAATATTTGCAAGAAACAATTACATTGTAATATTCCAAGAGGATAAAGTGTTAAAAGCTTTTGTAGAAAGAAACATGACTTTTGACGCTTCTGGTTCAGGCAACCTGGCTTTATCTAGTGAGATAATATCAAAATCAGTTCCTTACGAGTGGGAGGGAGGTATAGGTGAGCATCCTGAATCGTTTGCTAGTTACGGTGACACAATGTATTTCTTTGATTCACAAAGAGGAGAGGTTCTTAAAATACAAAACGACAGAATAGAATTAATATCCGATAAGGGTATGTCTTCATTCTTTTCAAATAAAGCAAAAGAATTAGCTTTAATGGGTAATAAAGCACAAATAATAGGTGCTTATGATACCTCCAAAAATGAATATGTATTATCTTTTGAAGGTGCTTTTGAAGAAGAAGTGGTTGAACTTTGTGAAGTGGCTTCTGGAGGTGAATACTGGAACTCACAAGACACTTACAATCCTGGGGATGTTGTGAACTACGCCTTATCATCTGATGAGCAAGAGGAGTCAGGTGATTTAGCAGAAATAATATACATAGCTGTAAGTCAAAACACAAATATAGTTCCTTACAGCAACTCTAGTGTTGTTACAATTGTTTTTGTTAGTAATTCAAATGCTTTATGGAGCCCTGGTGACACTATAAATATACCAGCTCCAGCTGGGGCTACCGCCACTACATCTGGTGTTATTACTGTAAACTCAGTGACTAAACCTGTGGCTTCTGTTTCCATTAATGCTGCTGGTTCTGGTTACGAGGTTGACGATATTTTAGCAGTTGATGGAGACCAGAATTATGATAACCCCTTACTAATAAAAGTTTCTTCTATTGGAGCAGATGGAGCTGTAACAGGTTTAACAATACAAGATGGAGGGGACTTTACAGGTTTTAATATACCCACAACAGGATTGATTGCTGTTTCAGAAGATGGAGATGGTGAGGTAGATGATTTTACAGGATTTGGATTGTCTGTGGATATAACATACTCTGCTGTTGGACAAATAGTAGACTACTCTTTAACATCTCAAGGTGATTACACAGCTTCTGCTAATGCTTATACACCTAGTGTTGAGGATGGTGATAAAACAGCATCTTTACAGGTTACAACAGCTTCGGCTTGGACTGTTTGTTCCGGACTGGGAGCACAAATAGGTTGTACAGATGATATAGCTAACAATTACTCTTCAGAGGCTATATACGATGATGGCTCATGTAATTATGATTGCCTTGGGGTTGTATTTGATGATGGATGCGGTACTATCACTGCAACATCTACACCTTCTACCGTAAACCTAGAAGAACTTGTTTCTTTTAACCTGGTAGACCAAGCTGTAGGGAGTATAGATTACGCAATTACTAATACATGTGAGGGTTCTGGTACTGAATATCACACAGTTATTGTTAGGAATGGTCAGGTTGTTTTAATAGACCTGTATCACAATAATGAGGTAATTTACGAGAATTTATTAGCTGGATTTTATAATTTTATAACTGTAGACACAAACTCTATAGAAGCTAATTTAGGTAGTTTTACTTTGCCAGAAGGGTTTACTGACCCTTTTGATATAGATTTACCAGAAAGCACTATAGAAGCAAATGCAGTTATATTATATAACATATTACAAGATTGCGGAGTACAAACAGAGGTTGCTGTTCAATTACTAGCCTGCGATAACCCCGCAGCTGTAAATTATGCTTCAGGGTATGGTGAGGGAATAGTTATAAATCCAACAACTATAGGTGAGCCAGACCCTTGTACTCTTGATATATTTGGTTGTACTAACTCTTCATCCCCAAATTATGATTCAGATGCAACAGCTGATGATGGGTCTTGTATTGTATGTTCAGAGGATGATGGAACTAATAATTTATTTGGTGTGTTTGCACCTGACGCTGTAGGTATTCAAACTACAACTTTTGATATAGAGGTGAGTTTGACAGATGAAGCTGAGTACGAAGGGTGGATTCCTCAATATATCGTTACTGTTTTTAAGGATAATCAGGATGGAGAAATATTCTTCCAGCAAGAGTATACAGATATTGATGGATACTTAGAAGTAGGGACAGGAGGCACAGTAAGTATCGAAGGTTTAGACCTTACTACAGGAGGATTAAACCCTCAACTACAGACATATATGGTTCGTGTAGAAGCGGTTGATTCTTGTACTGTAGACCAGTTTGTTACACCAGGATGGATAGGTTGTACTACTCCTGAATCTGTAAACTACAACGCTTTAGCTACGGAAGACCCAGGAAACATATGTGTAAATTGTACAAATGTACTTAATGAGTTTGAGGTAATTTCTTTTAATGGAACTGGCCAACCAACAGAACTTGGTGTTGCTGGAGACTCAAACAATCCTAATAACTTGCAATTAGTATTTAGTCCTGGATTATTTGAAGACAACAATCCGGGAGTTACTATGTCTTACGAGTTTTCATTAGTTAATGAAGATACCGGTGCTCCTATATTGGATTCTAATAGTAATCCTATAGTGCAAACTGTAGTGGGTAGTAGTAGTGCAGAATATACTGTTAACTTTGAAAATGTATTCTTTGATGGTTTAGGTGATAATAATTATAGAGCTGATATAAAAATAACATCTTCTTATTCAGATAACTCTCTAGAGTGCTTTACTGATGCTTCTACAACTGTAGGTTTGTATGGATGTACTACTAACGTTTATTCTGGAGGAGAGTTAGATGGTTTATCAACAGAAAACTATAATGAACTAGCTACCGTTGATAACGGTACTTGTTTCACTTGCGGTCAGTATAGTATCATCAATGTAAGTACAGTTGCTGACACTAACGGTTTAGGTAGTGGTAGTATTTCTCTTACGGTACAAAATTTATTATCAGGCGTATATGCGATTGAAGTTTTAAATCCTGAAGGATTAGTAATAAACCCTACACTTACAGGTATAGATGGTTCAGGTTATGTTATTTATACTTACGAGGGGTTAACTACAGGTGATTATAATGCATCACTAATACTTGATGCTCCTTATGATATTTGCGATATTAGTGAAACTATAAGTGTTTCTAACGATATACCTGGGTGTTTAACTGAAACATCACAAAACCACCTAGTATCTGATTATGGAACTCCTAATGTTCAAGCTACATCTTTTCCTGATGCTTGTCAGTTCTGCCCTCCTAAATGTTCTTGGAGTCAAGAGACTTTAAACCCAGGAGGATTTGATGTAGTAAATAATTTTGATGGAAGACCTGAAAATATACAAGGATTCCTTTTCAACACAATAGTAAGTGACGCTTCTTCTCCTGGTGCTGTAGACGGTTCTATAAAATTCCAATTGATAAGAGGTTCATTTACAAACCCATCCAATCCTGGTGGGCCTAATCAAGGTGCTGATTCTTGGGTTGACGCTTCTTCAGAGATTCAATCTTTTATAAATCTTATGGAGCTTGGCGGTCAGGTAAGATTTAATTTATATAGTGACCCTGGTTACACTGAAATAATACAAACTGCGTTAGTTGGTCAAGCTGAGTTTATTGCCTTAGAAAGCAATTATGCACTTCAAACTGATACTCCAATAGTTGTAGCTGAGTTTACAGGCTTAGATGGAAATGACAGTAGTGGAAACCCTACTGAATATTACTATCAGATTGAGTATCTACAAGTTCCTCAAGCAGAGGCTTCTTCTAATAGTTCGTTCTTTGCTAACCCTGATGCTTTTGCAACAAACAGCCCTTATTTATTGACTAACTCAGCTTGTTCTGAAGCTGACTTCAATATAAATAATGATTCTTACTTTAGAATACAATACAAATATTTAGAGGGTTGTAGTTATAAATATGAAGCAACTATTACTGATGAAGGTTGTCCTAGTATACAAGGTTTATTTGGAGCTTTTCCTTCAAGCGTTTGGAGTGATACAAATATTAGTGCTAACAGCTTTAGTGTCGATAATGTTTTAAACATAACACATGCTAGCATGGTGTCAGGTGATGCCACTCTTGATGACTCTGTAGGTGGAGCGTTATCTGTGACTGGTTCTAGCAGTAATCCTGGGTTCTGGGCTGATTCTGTTAACAATGGAGGCAATATAGAATATGTTAGATACCAATTAAGGGTTCAAGAAAATACATCTGCTTCTGGGTATGATGACGGTGATTTAAACGGTGTAGTTGGTCAAGTTACGGTTCAATATTCAGCTGACGGAACACCTGTAGCTTCAATTCTAAGTAACCCAAATAACGGTGTTAACCCTACTGCTTACGGTGGTGGTGTAGAATCTAATTTAACTGAAGCTGGCTCTACAGGATATAATTTTTCTTTCACAAATCTTAGACCAGCTATATATAAGCTTAAAGTTACTATTCATTTTAGTACTTCAGATATAGAGTGTGTCAAAGTGATAAATGATATTGAAGTCAAACTTTATGGTTGTAAATTTAACGGTGCTACAAACTATAATTCTGAAGTGGAGTATCCTACTGAACAACAGTTGGTTTTAGGTGATTGTGGAGCTATTTGCTGTATGCCTGATATAACTGATTGTGCTGACCCTTCTGCTACAAATGTTATAGATGTATTTACTGATGCCTACACCAATAATGTAACATTTCAGTACGATGATAACAATATAATAACTAGTGCTTTCTCTTATGGAATATACAGCAACGCTTATCAATTTTACTGGGATATAATTAATGACGCTGATTCTTGTTATATAGCTGGATGTATGAATCCTGATGCTAACAATTACAATGCTAACGCTACAGTTCCATGTGATGAAGAGGGAACTTGGGATGTCAATAACTCGGATGACAATACATGTTGTGCTGGTTGCATAGACCCCACAGCTCTAAACTACAACTCTAATTTCGGTAGTGATTGTTCTGGTGTTGAGGGTGGAAATAATCACGGATGTTGTAATTATTTAATTGGCGTTAGTGGAAATGTATTGAATGTAAACGATGCACAATTTTATAATCAACATAACGAATTATTAGGCTTAGAGTATACTAGAGAATGCGACATTATATATGGAGGCCTTCAGTTTGTAAACGAACAAATTACAGTTACTGGAGTAGCAAGTATAGAGAACGGGGATGGTGAAGTGCTTTATAGTAATATATTTAGCAATGGTGTTAGCCAATTTACGGCTTTGAATAATGACCCTAACAATTCCATGGGTAGTAATATCATTAATGAGCCAATAGAAGTAGGTTTAACTTTTAATGCAAGCACTTTTACTCCTGGGACTAGTAATGGTGCATATTATTATCAAATCGCTGGAATACTTAACCCTATACTTGTAGATTCAGGTAATACCTTTGCTGGTGGTGGTTCTGGTTCTCCTTTATTTCCTTATGTACTATCTAATAGTCCTTTTGCAAACCCAATAGTTCAACCTTTAAATGCTGTAGAAATAACAACTTCTAATGCGGATATAATAAATCAGGGAGGTCAAGATTGTCAGACGGAATACCCTGTAGACACTTTCGGTGGTAATAAATGGTTCTTAAAGATGGCCTCAGCTTCTTCTTCAAGAACTGCTGCTGATGTTGTAGATGATGAATCATTTAACGACAGGCTGTTTGAAAGTTTTGGTCTAAATAATGATGGCTCAGGAGCTGACCACAGACAGTTTATAGATTTAGAATGCTTAGACTTATTCCATGGCACTTCTTGTGAGCCAGTTCCTCTTGGGTATGAGGTGGTTAATAACGAAGCTAGTAGTGACAACTCTAACATCGGAGTACACATTAATGAAGGTAATGTAAAAGTTAGTCTTGTTGGTAAAGGGACATCGTCAATACATATAAGAATATTTCAGGTTGACGAAAATGGAGATGAGTTAATTTTTAATCAAGATGATTCTTTCACTTATCTTACGGTTGGAGACTCTTCTTATGAAACTGCTTTCCCAGGCGACTTTGAGCCTTTTAGTTGGGATATAAAGTATACGTGTATTGAGGTTGACTCAAGTTCAGGTACTTACACAGCAACCTTGGATGTCTTACAAAACAATGATGAAGGTAAGCGTTTCAATATAAACCATTCGCTGGAGAATATAGTTAATCTTGAAACATGGTGTCAACCTAGAATGCAAGGATTTAATAATGGCCTTGGTTATATAGAAAGTAACAACGCATGGAATATTCCTAGTATTGGTACTCCTCAAACAGCGTGGAAAGGATTATGGTTCTCTAATCAAACATCAAACTTAAACGCAAACGCATTAACTATAGAAGATATTTAAAATGAGTAAGACAAGGAAAATATTAGAATCAACCTACGAAGGATTTAAGATGATAGCTCAAAAGAAATACGATGAGCTAAAAAGTAAATTGAAGACCGGTGATATTGATGACTTAGGTATAGATAATGTTTTAGAGTTCAGTCAAAAGGCCAGAAACAATAAGAATAACAAAGCTAGAAGATATACTAGGGATGGTGTTAAAAACTTTTTAAACAACAAAAAAGTAAATGGCCGTTCATCTGGTACTAACTTTAGTTATAAGACTTTGCTATTCAATAATATAAGCGGACAAGACTTAAACAATAAAAAATTCATTAGGGGGAATATGGATTCTGCTACATCTAAATCATATAGGAGAGGTATAGATTCACCTACGTTAATCACTAAAACAGCTAAGTATAAAGCTAGCAACCCTAGTGTTGGAGTAAAGAGCTCTGTGGTAACAGGAAGACAAGTAACTTCAACATCTACCGCAACCACTACTTCTGTCTCATCATATAGTGGAGGTTCTGGAAGTTCTGGAGGAAGTTCAAGCTCTGGAGGAGGCTCAGGATATTAATATAAAAAAATAAGATATGGCGATTAATTTAGAACCAGACCAAGAGTTAAGGTATGACGAAGAAACAGGAGAGTGGATATTAAGAACGTATCAGTCTCCAAAAGAAACTATAGCATTTAATGAGAAGTCAGGTAAGTGGAGTACATTCTACTCTTACAAGCCGGAATCTATGTGCTCTATAAATTCTGAGTTTTCTGTGTTTTTAGGTGGTAAAATGTTTGTATTAGGTAGAGATGAAAATACTTACAACAATCTACCAACAAAAACAGCTTTTGGACAAGTGTTGACTAAGGTGTTTCCTACGTCTGTAACTGCTGTATCTAATCAGAATCCATCTGACAACAAAATATATCAGGCTATAGAGCTTGAATCATCTAGCTTATGGTCTGTACCTGAGATTGAAACAGAGAATGGTCAAATATCATCATTACCAGAATCAGCCTTTACAGGTAATATGGAGAATGTTTTTGAGTCTGGATACAACAAGAAAGAGAATAAATTCTTCGCTTACTTCCTTAACAACGAGAATACTCAAGGTGGATTATTAGAGGGGGATAAGATAAGAGATAATAGTTTGGTTGCTAAAATTATATACACAGCCAACAAAGCAGCTAAGTTATTTGCTGTTAATTTTAAGTTTACAAAATCCTTCAGAAGTGGGGGATAATATTAGGAAAAACAATTTAATTTTTTTATATTTGTAGTTATGGCAATACCTTTATTAGCAATAGGAATGGGAATAAGTGCTGCCGCTGGCATAGCACAGAGTATTCAAGGTATAGGTCAGGTTAGCAAATCTCGTAAAGAGATGGAAAACCTAACTAAACCTGAATATATAATTCCTCAAGAAATAGCACAAAATTTAACTGATGCAGAGCAAAGACAATATTACGGTCTTCCTGATGCACAGAAGAGAGAGTTTTTAAACAGCATGCAACAGTCTACCACTGATGCTTTAAGGTCTTCAGCGACTAGAAGAGGTGGTTTACAGATGGTTAGCAATATACAAGAACAGCAGAATCAAATGTCTAATCAATTAATGCTCCAAGATATTCAAGCTAGAGAAGCTAAAGTTGGACAATTGATGGATGCTCGTAGAGAGATGGCTCAACAAAGACTACAAAAGTTTGCACATGAGTACAGTGATTACTCTTCACAATTAGACTACCTTAGAAGTCAAGAGTCTGCTGGTATACAAAACATATTTGGAGGGGTTGACCAACTTGCTTCTACAGCTATAAATGCTGGAACAATGCAATCTTTAGGAGGTTTTGAAGAGGGAGGCTTAAAAAATCTAATGCAACAAGGTGGTGGCGAAAATACAAGTAATACACTTTTAACTAAAATGCTGTTAAATCAACAAAAACAAGATTCACGTTTCTCACTAGATAATATTATTGAACGACAAGGAATGACAATTAATCCTTTAACAGGTCTACCGTATTAAATAATAGATTATGGCAATTAAATATCCAGGACAAACACTACAGCAATACGGACAAGCGACTGTCATACAGATGGGTAAGGCTGATGCTGCTCAAAAAACAGCTATAGCTACTGTCCAACAACAGCAAAAATCTAGAGCTGCTGCTTTAAAAGCTAGAAAGGCGTTAGAAAAAGATATGTTTAAGGACATTAAGGTTGATGGCGTTAGAGCTGCTGATGCTCCTTATATAAATTCAGAGTTTGACAATCTAAGACAGTATTATCAAGATAACAGAGAGTTGTATAATTTAGGTGATAGAAATGTAATAAGCACCTTTAATGCAATGCAAAGCGAGCTTCTGAACAAAACTATAGCTTCAAAAGAAGAGCGTAAAAATGAAGATATACAGCGTCAATCTAGAATGAATGAGGGCTATAATACAGACTATAACAATTTAAACCTTAATAAAAAAATACAAACTTCAATGTTTGGTTCTGATGCTGAAACATGGAACGGAACAGAAGAAGCTCCTGGTATAGGGTCGTTTAGAATGTATCCAGATATTGACTTCGGAGAATATTACAAAGACTTCAAAGTTAATGAGCAATTCATAAATAAAGTAGAAGGTGTTGATATGGGGACTGCTGCTGTAGCTGGTTATAATATTGATTTTGAGCCTTCCACAAAGGCTTTGATAGCTCAAGGGTCTTCAGCTTACAGTCAGTTTAAGGATAATCCAGGTGCTGTTGTTAAGTTTAAACAAACCTACGATAACGAAACATTCTTAAATAACATACCTACTCAAATAAAAAACCTATACAGTCAAGCAAAAAAAGATGGCGATATGGATGGTATGATGACAGCTTTATCGGCTGGTCAGGTTTATTTAGCCACCGATAATAAAGATATATTCAAGCTCACATCTTTACCTTTAGGTCAACTTGGCCCTTCTATTGATGAATCTACAGATGGTAACTACTTCGTAGGAGGTAGAGAGTCTTCTGTATCGTCTTATTACTTACCTATTAATAGTAGAAGAGGTATTGGTCTTGGAAGAGGTGTGGCTGGCTCTATTGATTTAGATTTCAATGATGTAGACGACCAAATGAAATTATCTAAATTCTTTGGATATAGTGGTGACAACGCTTGGTCTGAATGGACTAGAGATGCTGGTTATAAGGATGTTGGTGAGCATGGAGTTATGGGTGTTAGGCAGTATAATAGAATAAGCTTTAATTTGCCTAAAGGTGCTGAGGGAGCACAAAACCTATTAAATCTTTCAAATGTTCCATATACAAGAATATCTTTTAATAGAGGTAAAGATGATGCTGTAGGCATGTCAGGGCCTACTTCTGGTTCTGTAGCTATGTCTATAACTTCTCTATCCACTAGAGATGTTTATGATAAAGACATAGACTTGGTAGTTCTTCCTGGAGGAGAGGTTGTCCCTTACAATGAAAGTTATAAAGATAAAGGATATAGAATAAATGCTAAAAAAGGAGACTTTATACCTAAAATATTCTTTGATAGCAAGAATCCAGAAATAAAGAAAGCTATAATGGATGGTGGCTATATAGCTAGCGGAACAGGTGTTCCTGTTATAGAGGGTAAAAATGACGATGGGTACGATGTTGCTATAGAGATACCTTTCATTAGAGAAGGTGAAAATAAGGGTTCTTTAGACACTGATTCTGAGATATATAAGTCTTTAGTTCAGTGGTATAGAGTTTCATTGTCAGACGCTAAAAAGTTCTCACAAGACGAATTGGATAAGTTTATTTCAGAGCTAGATAAGATGGCTCCTAAAGTAAGATAAATATGGCTGAAGAGCAAGTATTACAAGTACAGGGTGCGAATCCTGATGATAGTGATAACACTACAACGATTACTAATAGCGGAAGGGATGCATTAAGTGTATACCCTTCTTTCTATGCTACGGCTATGGCTAACGATAGTAATCCTGAAATGATTCGCCAAAAGTTTCCTGAGCTTGATGACTCTCAGTTTTCTTTATTGACATCTAAGTTTTACAAAGACTCTAGTCAAGAGCCTCAGTATTACACCGTTCAAGAAGGTGATAATTTTGGCTCTATAGCTAAAAATAACAATCTATATCAATTTGACTTATCAAAGTTAAATCCTAGAGTAAAAAAAGATAAACTTAGTATAGGTCAGCAGTTGGTTGTTGGAGGTTCTCCAGAAGCCAACCTTTCTTCAGCTATATACAGTAGAGATGTTGATTATACCAACACTATAACTGAAAACATAAATCCTGAGCAAAAGCTAAACATTATAGGTCATATAGAAACAGGTAAGTCTGCTGAGGTTGCAAGAGGTGAAGACCCTTACTCTATAGAGAATAGTTCTGGTGCTATGGGTAGGTATCAAATCAAGTTCAATGAAAAAGGGCCTGATGCTAATTATAGAAAGATATTAAAAGATGGTGGTTTTGATGTAAACACAAAGGAGCAGTTTTTGGCTAATCCAAAAGCACAAGACTTTTTAATGACTAACTTGTTAAATAATGATTATGCTAAACAAGTTACTCAGATAAGAACTCAAGCTACAAAACACTCATCTAAGTATTCTGACTTTGACATCATGATGTCTATACATAAGATAGGATACCCGCAAACATTAAAAAAATTAAAAAAGGGTAGTTTACCAGTTGGAGAGGTAAAAAACCTAAAAGGTGAAAGAATAGATGATGAGGTAGGAACTTATGTACAAAACGGTAGAGATTTCATAAAGAATAATGGTTACGATAATCTTTTGTTTTCTCAAGAGAATAGATACTCTAGAGATGGTACTAGAATCCCTACAAACTACTACCCTGACGGAGACCCTGAACTTGTTAGAACTGGAAAGGCTACATCTTCAGCTCTTCAAAAATCAGACAATATCAAGAACGTTATAATAAATGAAGATGAATTAGATGACGCTGAATTTCAGTGGTATACATCTAATGATTACAAGAGATTCACAGATTTTGTTCGATTAACAAACTCTTTGGTGTCAAAGGAGGTAAATCAAGCTTTTTCATTTTTAGACCCGTCTACAGAGTTTGGAGATGTAGAATCAGCTGAAGTAGCTATTAGTAGTTACAACGAGGCTAAAAATAATATATTTGCTAATCAAGTAACTAGATTGCAAGAATACATTGAATCAGAGCCTTTTGAAAGATTGATAGCTAGTATAGGTCAGGAAGGTTCGTTCTCATCTGAAGATTTTGACGAGGATAGCGATTTATTTGAAGTGGTTGGATTTTCAAACAAATATTTACAAGGAGAAGCTTTTCTTAGTAAAGTGTTGTATGATGAAATTGAAACACAAGTGGGTCAAGTATTTAATGAAGCTATAGTTCAAAATATCTTGCCATTATTAAGTGGTAAAGAAAATTTTGAAGAATATGAAAATTATCTTGAGGAAACGTCTAATTACAACAAAGAATACGTTGAAAAATTTCCACATTTAATTGACGGCTCTGCTGTTGCTGGAGGATTAACAAATACTACTAAAGAAGATGTTGCCAATAGAAGGGATTATTATACATTTGCTTTTGATAAACTAGAGGGTATATTTCCAAAAGGAGTTTTAGATGGAATACCAGCGGTCATAAAAGAAGAGTTGGCTGTTAGAGCCGCTGATTCACATTGGTGGAACACTAGCGGTGCTAAAGATGAATATGACCAGATAATTGCTGAAAACCTAGAAACTTATGGTGTTATAGACCCACATCAAGCTATGATGCAATGGAACAAAAGATATTTTGACCTGTCTCAATCAAATATATCTGAAGGAGAGATGTTTAATCAATTAGAGTCTTACGCTAAAGAATTAGGGGCTTTTGATGTAGAAACTTCTCCTTCTGCTGATGGTGGTTACAGCATGATTATAATACCAAATCAAGTAAACCAAAAATCATTTGACACAATACAAAACTTAGCTTATCAAGATATTGAAAACAAATATCCAAAAGGAGAAGTTGATAATAGCTTGGAGTATTTTGTAAAAGAATCTGTAAATAAAAACTCTTTGGGTTTAGCTTACACAGCTCTTACTGATAGAAAGCTATTTAGTACTTACGGGTATAATCCTTCAGAATCAGAAGGTTTTTGGACAGATGTAGGTTCTTTTGTGTTTGACCCATTATTTATGGCTGGCGGTGCTCTTGGTAAAGCTGCCGTTAATTATGGAGGTAGGTTTGTAATAAATCAGTCGTGGAAAAACACAGTTAGAGGTGCTGCTAAATTAGAGGCTGCTGGATATACTACAGAACAAGCAACAAGAGCTTATAAGTTGTATAGTGCGGCTAAAATGAACCAAAAAGGTTATAAGTATGTTGCTACAACTGTTCCTGGAGCTACTAGTTTTGCAACATTTGATGCTGGTCAAGATGTATTTAGACAAAAAATATCTGCTGGAGAGTGGGCTGAAGTAGATTATATTCAATCACTAAAATCTGGTGGAAAGGGATTTATTTTAGGTTTTGGAGTTTCTAACGTAGGGTATGGCTTTGGTAGGATGTACAATCAAATGGCTCAAAGAGGTATACCTAAGTATGCTGAATGGTTTGCAAAGCCTGTAGAGTTTGGAGCTGAAGTTTCTGCATTTACACTGGGTAGCTCTGTATTACACGGAACAGATATAAAATTTCAAGATTTTGTAGAAACAGGTAAGTTTCTAGGTGGCCTTAAATTAACTCACGGTATAAGAAACGCTCCTCATAAGATATTAAAGACAGCTGAAAACATAAAGAACCACAGAAGTCTTTACGCACCAAAACCAGAATCAAGATACGATGCGTTTGGAAAATTTAGTGAATCTGAAAGGAAACAAATAATTAGAGAGTTAGATTTAGAAGTTAACTCATCTCCAGATAAGGTTTTTGAATCTTTAGCTTTATCCCCAGATAATCTTATAAAAGCTTTAAATAGCAAAAACGTAGACATATATTTAAAGCAAAAGCTAAACTATGCATTCTTTAATAGTGTAGCTAATGTTACAAATAGTAAGACTGGGGATATAGATGTAGATGCTTACTTTACTACAGTTCCAAAAGATGTCAAGATGAACTCAATGGTAAATCCTAAGAGTGGTAAAATCGAGTACACTGTTGACATACTAAACAACAAAGGTGAAAAGCTTTATACCGAAATATTTGAGTCAAAGTCAGAAGCTTTAAAAGCAGAGAAGCAATTTATAGAAGCTTCTTCACAAGGTTTTGCTTTTGAGTCAATGATAAATCTAAAAAGAGAAAGTGTTAGTGACTTCAACACCCTACTAGAAAAGAACGGTATCACAGAGTCTCACTTAGTAGAGATATTTGAAAAAGGCGTAACCAATGTAGCTCCAGAAGTCAGAAACAAAGTAATGGAGATGGCTAACGAAGCATCTGCAAAAGCTACAGAAATAAATAAAAACAAGATAGCTGAAGCTGAAGCCTTTATGCCTATGGATAAGCCTTCTGAAATGAGAAGTGGTGACCCAGCATTATACGGTCAATATTTACGCATGCAGAAAGAAGGTAAAGAAATGACTGCTGAGCAAAAAGCTGAACTTGAAAGACTTAACAATACATCAGGCAAAGAGTTAGATTCCGTTTATTCTGAGGTAATGGGTAAGGAAAGAACTGTTGAGGTTAAAGAGCCTACTGTTGAGAAAGAAGTTAAGGAAGAAGCTCCAGAAGTCAAGACTGAAGAAGCTCCAGTAGAAGGGGAGTCTAAAACATATTTCCATGGTTCTAAGGATAAGCCTGTAATAAGCTCTAGCATGAGTAGGTTTGAAAAGGGTATGGGTATGCACTTTGGTGTTAACAAGCAACAAGCTGAAGTTAGAAACGAAAAGAAAGGTACGAAAGACGGAAATATTTTTGAATATAATCTAGAACCTAAAAACTCTTTGAAAGTAGAAAGAGATTTTGTATGGGAAGGTAATGAAGCGGCTGAAAAAAGATTTAAAGAAGACCCTAATGCATATCTAAGAGAAAAAGAACAAAACAAAGAGTTAGGTATAGAGTCTGACTGGTTTGGAGATTACCTATTAGATAATAAAATAGTTACACAAAAAGAATTACAAAAAGACCCAAGCCCAGCTGGTATAAGAAAGTTGTTAGTAGATAAAGGGTTTGATTCTATAAACTATTTAAATACAGGTGAGGTAGCTAAAGGCGGTAAGCCTGACCGTAGTATTATAGCTCTTACTCCAGATATTATCAAGGAGATTGGTGCGAAACCAGAAGTAAAACTGTCTAACAAAAAAGAAACGTTTACTCAAGAATTAGATAAAGCAAAATCTGAAAAACCAGAAGACTACTGGTCTGTAGATAAAGTAGATTCTAAAGACTTAAAAGGAAGTAAGCTTATAGAAGTAGATGGCGGTTATGGTGTTGTTACTAAAGAAGGTGACATAAAGGGCGTATTTAAAAAGCCAGACTCCAAAGAAAAAGGAGTAGGTGATAAGATTATACAGAAAGCTGTAGAAGAGGGCGGTAGAACGCTTGACAACTACGATGGATACCTAACTAAGATATATGAGAAAAACGGCTTTAGAGTTGTTTCTAGAACGCCATTTAACGAACAATACGCACCCGAAGGATATAACAAAGAAAAACATGGTACTCCTGACATTGTAACCATGATATATGACCCTCTAAAGAAGTTGGATATACAAGAAAAGACTTTTAAGGGTGAGACTGGTTATGATAAAGCTATTGAGTATAGAAACTCTTTCTTGGAGCAATCTCAAAAAGAATACAAGCCTCTATCTGAAAAGCAAAAAACTAGAAAGAAGTTTAATGAAAGAATCAAGCAGATTCGTTCAGAATATCAAGGAAAGATAGACTTGTTGAAAGAAGGAACAAGAGAGAAAGCTAACAAGATAAAAGAGGTTAGAAGCAATCTTACTGAAGTAATTAACGAAACTAACTTCTCAGGCCCTATAACAAAGAACTTACTAAAGAAAGCGAGTAATGTCAAGAATGAAAAAGGTTTAGAAAACTTTGTGCAAGAGATTGAAAAGCTAAACTATAGAAATGATGTAAAGAATATCAACGAAGACATTAACTCTCTAAAAAGAAGTGTAAGGTCTAAGTTGCAATCTGGTGAATTTGGAGATATAAAAACAAAAGCGTTGGTTAATGACCTTTTGGATATAAACTTCAGAGAGATAGAAACCACTATGGGTACAGCTGAAGGTCAGACTGGCATGAAACTACTAAATGACGTTAAGTTAGCTATGGAGCAGTTAGCAAGACCAAGGGTAGGTGCTGTAGCTGGTAAGTCTAGCCAATCAGAAATGAAGTCAATTATTGAAAATGCCAATAAGCTTGTTTCTGAATATAGAGCTAAAAAAGAGTCAGATAAAATAAAATCACAGACTGATGCTGTAACTACTGTAGAACAGGTTGAGTCTTTAGTCAAAGAGCAATTGTCTAAAGTAGAAGGTTTTGAGTTTGAAGCTGGCAGTCTTACAGGTAGTGAAGTTAGAAGTTATAGTTCAGCTGCATTACGTATAAGAAGAGCTCAACAAAAATTAAATGAAGCTTTAGATGCTGGTATAATAGAGTCAAAAGTATACAACGAACTTAGTGATAAGATAGAGATAGCTTCTGAAGAATTGTTGAGTAAAAGAGGAGAGTTTACAAAAGCTTCTTATAATGAAGGAATAGAGTATATGAGAGAAGTTTTAAATAACTTTGAATCTTACCCTAACTACACTTCACAACAAAAAGCTTTGCTAGAAAAAGTAATAAACTCAGAGTATATAGATAAAATAGGTTATGCTGAAGATGTGCTGGTATCAGGTATAGATGCGGCTAATGGATACTTCCCAACTAAAAGGTTAGGAGAATTATCTAAAGAATCTATGGGCTTTAAACATGGTAACCCATTATACAGACAGATAAGATTAGGTTTAGAGTCTAAGCCAAGTCTAGCTCAAAAATCAGACACTAATAAAGGTGCTGACTTGTTATTAAGGGATATGGAGTTTATACCATTGTCTTTCTTGACAGGAAAAGCTAATGCTGAAAAAACAGGAAGAACATTAGATGAAGTTGTTATCACTCCAATAACTAGGAGTATGACTAGTGCTAAAGCTGACATAAACACAGTTGTTCAAGAATGGAATAAGATTACCTCTAGTGGTACGTTATCTAGACTATTTTCTCCTAGCTCTCCAATGCTTAGAAGAAAGCAGTTGAATGAAACTATGGAAAAGTTAGGCATGATTATGCTGGAAAAACAGTATGAAGTTAACGGTGGTAATGGTAGTTTTGTAGATAGAGCTATAAGAGAGAATACAAACGATTACGGTACTGGTGATGCTAAAAGACTTCAAGAAGCTTACAATAAGCTACCTAAAAAGACTGTAGACGGCAAAGAAATGATTGACTGGAACGAAGCTTACAAAGGTCTCAGTAAAAAAGAAAAAGAGATATATGATTACGTAAGAGGTCAGTTTGAGGGTAATCTAAGAGATAAGCAGAGATTTGTTAACGAATACAGAGGTAAAGAGTTTCAAGATTTTGAATCATACGTTCCTTTAATGAGATTTGGTAAAGTAGGTATTGAGGACTTTAAGAGTATAGATTTTGTAGAGCAGATAGCACAAGGTAAAGGTAAGACTGGACTTGCTGCTGGAGTTGGTAAAGAAAGAACAACAATAGAGCCTTCTGCTGTAGAATTTAATATAGAGTCTTTACTTATGAGAAGTGTGGTTCAAACTAATAGGGACTTCCACATGACCCCAACTGTTAGAGAATCTTTCCAGATTATAGCTAATGCTCAAAATGAGTTTAAAAGTATACAACAAGAAACTCCAACAGACCAAACTAACCTGAATGTTGGTAAATATTTAGATGCCTACAAAGAAAGAATGCAACAATCTTTAGGGGTTCAGTTTGATGTTTCTGGATACCAACAATCTTTTATGCCGGCTCTTACTCAGAGATTGTCTGGAGCAGCTTATGCAGCATCTCTAAATAGGCCTGGTAGGCTTGCTGTAGAGACGGGAGTAGAGTATTTAAGGGTAGGTGTAGGTGCTAGTACCCCTGAAACACCAAATGTCATTATAAATCAGTTTAAAGAAAACATGGAGCGTATTGTTGGTGCTAGGTTTGAAGATGGTAAAATTAAGTTTGGTAGACAAGACAATACAGCTAACGACTTAATGAATTTTACAAACAGCCAGTTTAGATTGAAGTTCAATAAGCATAGTATTAACGGTGAGTACGATGTGTTATCTGGCCTTTACAGAAACGGTGCTTTGAAGACACTTAATGACTTTTTAATAAGTGCTCCTGATAGAGCCACTGTTTACTTAGCTTGGATGCCTACATTCCAAACTCAATTCAAAGAGATTACTGGAGCATCTTTCAATAGAAAAGAATATAGACAAAACCCTTCTTACAGAAAACAGTTTGAAAAAGAAATATTTGATGCTGCTGCTATAGCGGACAGAGAGGCTGTAAAATGGAAAAACACTACGTTAAAGGGTGGTGGTCGTAGTCAGATAAAACTTCCTTTTGGTTCAGTTGATGTTAACAACAGAACACTAGCTCCAATAGTAACCTACATGTCTAACTTTGGTGCTTTAGAGTCTTTAAACTTCGGTAGGTCTGCTAGAAATATTTATTTTGGAAACACTCCAACTGAAAAAGCAAATGCTCTAAAACAAATATCAGCACAATTTGCTGGTGGTGTAGCTTATGGTATAGGAACTTCAATGGAGTTTTTGATGTATCAACAATTGGTAGCTGAATCAGAGCCTAACACTACCAAAAGAGCTCAAATGTTATCTGATATTGATGAAAAAAGAAGAGAGCTATTTTCTACTGAAGGTATAATAAAGACATCAGCTGCTAACGCAACATTCTTATTGACTAGTAAATACTCTCAGGTAGGTAGAAACTTAATGTTACTAACAGCTGGAGCCTTACAAGGTCTTACTGGTGATAAAGAAATGGATGATTTAATATCTGAATTTACTAAGATTGCATACTATGCAGAACCTTTAAATCTTGAGGGTTATGGCCCTAAAACAGAGGTTATTAGAGCTGCTGCTCCTATGTACTACAATGCCATAGAGATTGTGATGGATAATGCGGAAGCCATAAGAAATTACAAAGAAGCCACAGATGGTAGTAAATCTTTCACTGACCCAGAGGGTAGAGAGGCCGCTGCACTGTTTGATATGCTTGTAAACCTACAAAGAGCCCTACTATTAACACAAGGTACTTCTATACCATTTAATAAGGATGTAGAGTATTTAAGTAGATATGGTATTGCTCCACTAGGTGGATTAGACGTTGAAGGGCCTACAAAAGGTACAGAAAGGACTAAAAAGTTCTTTAAGGAATAGAAACATAAAAATTAACTTTGTTAATAACTTTAAAAACACTATATTTGTAAACTATAAAAACTTTTAATTATGTCAAAAATAGAACAATTATCAATAGGAATGGGAGGCCCAACCCTTTTGATGTCAGACGGGGATTCAGCTAACAATATTAGGGGTTATGCTATACAAGCCTTAGAGGATTGTATTTTTTCTCAATTAGACCTTGACCAAACCCCATCTATCCCATTTGGTGAAAAACTACAAATCACAGCCGTCACTAATGCTGATAATGAATTTACCTTAGACTCTGCTGATATAGCAAAATTATCAGTTGGCGACAAAGTTTTCTATAATGCTGGAGGAGTGGACATGCCTCTAGGAACAGTACAAGATGGAGAGGGTAGAGCAACAGAATTTAAAGATAAGTCTATATACTTTATTCAAGCTATCGACACAACCAATAATCAGATTAAAATAGAAGAGACATTAGGAGCTGGAGCGATAACGCTTTCTGATGACGGCACATTATATGGGGTTAATTCCTTTTTTGCTAAAGTAGACGCTAACTTTTCTTTCGGTACTTTTACTAGAAATGCATCTTCTAACGATAGAACACACGAAATAGTAGGCAATGTAGATGGTCGTATATTCAAAACAGCTGATGATTCTGGGTTACAAGTTAACATGTTTGACACTACAGGCGGTGCAAATGTAGGTGATGTACAGATACCAAGAGGTATGACTGTTTACTTACCAATAACCGACATAACATTAACATCAGGAGCCTGTATAGTATACACAAGATAAAATGGCGGGTAGTTTAGGTATAGGTTTAGGTTTAGGAGGTTCAGTAGGAGGTGGGAATAATAATTCCTACACTGCTGTTGCTGGTCTATTATGGGAGCTTCCATCTGAATTAGTACTTAATGGTGACTTTGATGAGATTGGGCCACAACTAATTCAGAACCCAAACTTTAGCCTTGGGCTAGATTTAACTACTAATGGGGATTTTAGTAATGGTTCGACTGATTGGGAAGAAGAAGGTTCTTCTGAAATAACAGTAGGAACGTATCAAGGTAGAGAAAATGTTGCTCGAATAAATATAAATGATACATCTACAGGTTCAAGAATAAGGCAGCCATTTACTTATGTTAATGGAACTACCTATAAAATTGTAGTAAATGTATATTTGGAAAGTGGCAGTTTTAGAGTAGATAGTTCTAATTCATTTGTAAGCACGGACTTTGTTCAAACTACCGATACGGGTTCTTGGCAGACATTGACTGCTTATTTTACTACTATATCTAGTGGCTCTAATTATATATGGTTAAGGTCATCAACTGAAGTTTCAGAATTTTATGTAGAAAACATATCAGTACAAGAAGTTCCTTATTGGACTTTAGGTACAGGTTGGAGTGTAGAAGATGGTGTAGCAGTAGCTTCAAACTCTAGTGCTAATGCTACGCAAGAAACATTCACGATAGATGCAGCTAAAACTTATAAGATAGATTTTACTATTTCTGATTATGGAGGTGGAACCTTTTTCATAACTTTTGGTGGTAATGATAACTCTTCTAATTTCACAGCTAATGGCAGTTATACTGTTTATATAACTCCTACCAATAGAGTTAATAATATATTTTATTTAAGAGGCTCAGGTTTTACAGGCAAAATAGACAACATATCAGTAAAAGAAGTAGTAGGGTGGACTTTAGGTACAGGTTGGAGTGTAGAAGATGGTAAAGCTAGTAATAATGGTTCAAGTGGTTCTAATAACCTAACACAACCATCCATTTTAGAAGTTGATGAAAGTTATGAGATTACTATAACTGTTTCTGATTATGTTTCAGGAAACGTAGAAGTATCAGCGGGTGCATCACCTAGAGGTGAAGTGTCAGCTAATGGCACTTATACTTTTTACCAACAAGCTACTCCAAATAATAACTTTTATATTATTGCAAATTCGTTTGAAGGCTCAATAGAAAATGTATCAGTAAAAGAATTTGCACTAAAACCATATCCCGCTGGAATAGTATCAGATTACAATTTAGCATGGGATTTAGATGGTTTAAATTACATGCCACAAGCTAGTCCATCTACTGATGGAAACTGGGAAGTTGTTTTGGGTGATGAATTAGTACAAAACGGTGATTTTGAGGACTTGGGTGATAACTACATTATAAATCCTACGTGTGACACCTCTATACCGTTTGGAACAAATGGAAGTGGATGGAAAACTATAGATGCTTCTAATGATGGTACTATAGAGTTTTTTAACGGAGGTATTAAATTGACTAGAGTAGGTAGCACTCTTAAAAGATTAAGAGCTACACTATCTAACGGCTCTCAAGATGTTATACCTAGCACTGTAAAAACATATAAAATACAATACGAAGTTATTTCTGCAACTGACGACAGCTCGTTAGCTGGCATGTATTTTGGGGGAGCTAGTATTCCACAGTCTTCCATAAGTACTACAGTCGGAGTTAATACCATTTACGCTGAATCAGGTGGCTCTAACGGTATAATTCAGTTTCAAGCGTACAACGATAAAGAAGTTGTTTTAGACAACATATCAGTACAACAAGTAGACCCTAATGATAGGTGGAACGCAGGCAATAAATGGTCAATAAGTGGAGGTACTGCTAATAAAGCAACAGATGCAACTTCTAATATATCACAAGCAATAGATGGAATTAGTGGAAAGCTACAAAAAGTTGTATTTACAGTTAGTAATTATGGTGGTAGTGGTGGTGTAGGTGCATCTGCTGATGGCTCAAATTATACTCAAAACGAGGGAAATGGTACTTTTACAGAATATATAACACCAAATAGTAACAACTTATATATTAGAGCAAGTTATTCATTTGTAGGTTCGATAGACAACGTATCAGTAAAAGAAGGCGGAGAATTAATACCTAAAGAAATATAATAAATAAAAATAAAATAATATGGCAACACCAAATATATTACCAAGAGCAAACGGAGAAGGAGAATTAGGAACATCTTCTAAAGCTTGGTCTAAAAGCTGTGTTTCAGCAGTCTCAAGAGTAGGAACTGATGACACTCTAAACATTCAAGTAACACCGAATAGAATAGCAATTACTGGTTCAGAAAATGATACTGCGGTTTTTACATCAAACACAAACGGAGCTTTAAATCTAACCACAAATGATTCGTCTGGCTCTGCTGCACATCTTACAATTAATGTTGACGGAGATGTAGAGATTGATTCTACTACTGGAGTCATTAAGTTTGAAAAAAGCAGCACTGAGATAGGCAACATAAAAGATACATTTTCTCAGCTTAACACAATAGAATATGTTAGAGTTTTAGGATATACATCAGGAACAGCTAGTACAGATGTATTCGGGCCAGACATTTCTCAGGGCTCAACTTCTCACGTATGGGCAGACTCTCTTTTTGCTGATGGGGCTACGGCACAAGTAGTATCACCTGACAGGGCTATACAAGCAGCTCAGTTAGTTGCTGGTAGAGGTGGATATATAAGAAACATAAGCGGATGGATTTCTGGTACTGGTGGTAAAACAGCTACTTTTAGAGTATTTAAAGCTACGCCTAGCGATGATGGTTCAGGAGCTCTAGCCTTGACAGAACTCGGTCAATCTAACGGTGTAGATGTAGCTTTAGACGGAACAGGTGAGTCTACTAGAATAGATTATAACGCTGTAGCAAGTTCTGACCTTGGTAGTTCATCTACGTTTTCTGCTAACGACTTAATAGTTGTGGGTCTTCAAAGTGACAGCTCTGGAATGGTTTCTAGATTTGCTTTAACTATGGAGGTTGTATACACAGAAATAATCTAAAATATAGAGTAATGGCAACAACGGCAAAAGAAATAGCATTGATGCAACAAAGAATGGATAATATGGAGAAGAAACTCGACAAGATGGACGAGAAGTTAGATAGTCTTTGTAAGCAATTACTAGACCCAGATAATGGTGTGACCGCTAGGGTAAATAAAAATACTGCTGCGAGAAAA